GGAGTTCGCCGAGGCGGTAAAGCCCGGCGACTGGCCACTGCAGCGACCCTTCGGTTACGAGGTCGCGTAGGTCGCGCGCGCCTTCGGTGCGCAGGACATCGTTGGCGTCCTTGCAGCCTTCCGGCCAGTCGACAAACCAGAACCGTGCCGCACCGAGTAACCTGGCCATGTCAGCGCGGAGTGACAGGCCGGCATCGTCGCCATCGCCGCACCACACGAACTTCTTGATCCGGTTGAGGCCAGCCTTGAGCGCTTCATCGACGTAGGAATACCCTCTCAATTCCGATGGCGCTTCGGCGCTGCGCTGCTTGGCCCCGTTTGGAACTGACAGAACGCTGCCACGGGGAATTCCGGCCTCGACGAGGGCGCAGCGGTCGAGCTCGCCCTCGACCAGGAAAATTGTTTCTGGCTGGTCCGCGAGCGCGTCGTCCTCGCCCCAGAAGCTGAGTTTGAGACCTTTGCCGGCCACGAAGGATTTGTCGGGGACGGCGCGGGCTTTCCAGCCGTCGCGGTAGTGAAAAACGATGCCCTCTGACTTCCGATTGAGGTCAGGAAAGTAGATGGTACCGGAGGCGACGCCGAGCTGTTCCAAGGTCTCCCGGCTGATGCGGCGCTCGGTTTTGGCCCAGTTGGCGACGTCGTCCGACAGGGTCATCCGTGACGCCGCCTGCCCAATTGCAGTGGTGGCAGTAGTACAAAAGTTCATTGCCCGTCACCGTGACCGAGAGGCATTTTTGGGTTTTCTTGCGTCGGGTATGGCTGCACTGAGGGCATCGAAATTGTCGGGTGCCGGCGAAGTTTTGGCGGACGCCGACGGTGGCAAGTTGGCGAAGAACGTCATCGGAATTTTGCATTTCACCAGGCATCTCCGCGGCGCCGTAATTCCTCCTTGTCGGCTTTGGCGCGGTGCTCAAGAGCCGCGGTATGCTCCCGTTGCAGCCACCTCGATACCGGGAAAAACCATTTCCCGTCCTTTGGCTGATTTTGGAAATAGTAATCATCCGCTGCTTGCAGAGCAGCCAGCATGTCCTTGATCTCAAAATAAGATTCTCGCCAACGGTCGAATTCCGCTTGCGATAGCCGGATAATTCTGCCCTGGAAGGCATACCGGCTGATCGAAACAACATTTTCCGTCGGCGGCGCGTTTGCGCCCCTAACTTTCTTTTTTGATTCTTGGCTATTGGTATCTTGGCTATTGGCATATGGCTTATGGGGCTTAAGTGTACCCTTAAGCCGGGGGTTATCCTCACTGGGATTTCCCCTTTGTTTTCTTAGGCTTGGATTACCTCCTTCCTTACCGTTTTTCTTGGCTTCTCGCGATCTTTTCGCGTCCCGAACTAGACGGCGGTTATAGATCGTGCCGTTGCGATCGCGAGACAGTACGCCGTTTCGTTCTAGCTCCTCGATCAACTTCGCCACTTCGGGCGCCGAGCCACCGACCATGCGGGCAGTGTCGTGGACCGTAAGCGACTGGCCTTTGATCGCGAGATAGCCGATCGGGTCGGACTGGGCCGCGATGCAGAGCATCTCGATCCAGAGCCCTCGGGCTGCGAGGCTGCAGTTACGTAAACCAGGGTCCGACAGCCAATCGGACCAGTAAAACTTGCTCCATGTGGTGCCGCTCATAGCAGCCGCTCCCCCTTCGCGGCCGCCACATAGTCCTGCACGATTGCCGCCATGCAGGCGATCTCGTGGGCGGCCTTGCCGGCGGACATCTTCCCCTCGTCGACCCATCGCTCGTAGACGCGCGTGCGTATTTTCAATTCGCGTTCAGCGCATGAAAGTTTGTCGGCCGCGGTGATGGTATCCGTCATGCGGCCCCCCTCGCCTGCTCGCCGAACAGGAACAGCTCGCGCGTGGTGGCGCTCTCGCGGCCGTAAGTAGCGGCCGCCCAGTCCCAGGTCGCAGCAGCATCCGCCACGTTGTCGTCACCGCAGCCTTTCGGCAGGAGCCCGAGCAGATGGCAGCGCGCGACCACAGCGGCCTTGGTAGCCGCACGATCACCAAGCTTGGCGCGCCCCAGGAAGTGCTTGCGCACCGTGCTGTCGGCGGCCTCGGTCCACGCGACGCCATAGCGCCCGCATAGGCCTTCGACGACACCGTGCAGGCCGGCGTGCATGCGAAAGTTATCGTCACTGCCGCCGGAGACCTTCAACAGCGCCGCGATGTGAAGCATCTTCTCTTTGACCACCAAAGCCGGCGGGATGGCCTCAAACCGACCCACCAGGAAGTCGAGCAGGTTGCTGAACGCAACGGCGCGGTGCTCGCCCGTCTTCTTGAGCCTCACGGAGCAGCATTCCGGCTTCGCCCCGGCGCGGCCGACCGCAAGACCCAGGTTCACCCCGAGATCCAACGCGAAGATGGTGCCGGTGATGCGGGTCATGGCAATCAGTGCGCCTGCTCCTCGACCACCTTATACGTCGCCGGCGCGCCGCCGATGCCCGCTTTCTCCGCCTCCGCGCGACGCAGGCTTTCCGGCCTCAGGTCTCGGTCATCCTCGGCTTCCTTCAGCGGCTTAAACCCCCTCGCAAGAATCGCCTGCCCGGCGTCATAGCCGTCGATCCACCGTTGGTATTGTGGCACGGAAGGATCATGCGGCGGTTTGCGGGGTTCGTTTTCCATGCAAGCCCGTTTGCCATCGGCATAGGCGCGGTCAACCGACGGCGTGCGGTCCTCTGCGAAAAGCTCCGCTTGCGTGCCCATGGCCAATCCGAGCCATCGGGCAATACGCATCTGCGCCTCGATCTTTTCCTTGAGCTTCTCCTCGCCCTTCTCGTCCTTCAGCAGCGCCCAGGTGCGGATATCGCGCACGGCGTGCTTGCCAAGCTTGGCCTTGGCCTCCTCCTCGACAATCGCAAGCGTGTCCTTCGCTGCTTGCCAGCGCTTGGCAAAGCCAAAGAAAGTCATCGCCTTGACGTCATCGTCTTGGTGATTGCCGTTCGTCGGCGGCAACGGGCCGCCGGTTTTCTCGCTCGCGGATTTTTTCGGGCGTCCCATTGCGGTCTCCTCACTCTGCGCGATTGGATTTGGCGGCGATGCCTGGGCAGCACAGGGCAAAATGTTCGCCGCAGTAAGACCGGTTAGGCAGCGCCTCGGCGGCGCAAAACAAGAAGCTCTGTTCACCGTATGGATAACGGCAATCGCTCTCTTTGAGCTCGAAGAACTGCTTGGGCCGTCGTTGCTGTCTACGCGGGACCGCCTCGGCCGGGAGTTCGGCGGGGCTCTCGACCGGCGGCGCCGGCGGCCTCATCGGATCTTGCTTCAGTTTCCTGTTGATGCGGCCAGCGATGGTGTAATCGCCGCCGGCCTGGCGGGGCCGCGGCCTTGTCTTCTCCGGTTTCGGCCGCGCGGCGCGCGACAATCCGAGGCGGTGCGTTCGGCCGATCACGGCGTTGCGGGTGAGCCCGCAGTCGAGTTCGATGGCGATCTGGCTGGCAGACAAGCCCTCGGCGTGCAGACGCCTTAGGGCCTCGTCCCGCTCCGGGGTCCAAACAGTGCTAATTCTGATTTTGTCGTGTTTCACATCGACAGCTTCAATACGAACGAACCGTTTCCATGAAAACAATCCAGCAGTAAGCGCAGCGGGGCTAAGCCCGTGCGGCTGCGCAACCCAGATCTGCCCGACTTCTGGAGCAACTTTCATTCCGCCGCCTCCATTGTTTCGGCTGTCTCGTTACCCCAGGCGTCCCACCCTGGTCGCGGCGGGCCACGCCGGTTTAATTCGATTTTGGGCATGGTCGGGTAATAGCCCTCTATCATTTCGAGGAAGCATTCAGGCTTGGCGGAATGCTCAGTCTTCGGCGCGATGATCAGTGACTCCCATTGCGTGCCGGGAGCCGGACAGGGCGGGTTACCGCGCGTGCCTATCAGCAGCAATTCATGCTTCGAGCGGTTCCAGCGGCCGGTGCTGATGCGATCCTTGCCCCAGCAGTAATTGGACTTGTATTTGAAACCCCAGGCTTCCAGTACACCAATCGCAATTCGCAAATGCTGATTGGTCGTCCATAGAAACAGCACGCAATCTTTTCCACTGATCGAAGGGACATCGCGCGCAGCGATCAACGCTGCATCACTAGTGGGATAATGATTAGAGGCATGACGGTCCATACCTGTCTCTTCGCTCCACACCGTGTCTTTCCATTCCGGATCGGCGACGATCACCCCATATGTCTTGTCCGGCAATGCTCGCTGCTTTTCGCCGAGTGCCTTCTCGCGGTTTGCCCGCGCCGCTTTCTTGTCGCCCTGCGTGATCTCGCGCACTACCGCGGTGACGGTGGCGTCCTTACCCTGCTCGCGCAGCTTCTTGGCGACCGCCTTCAATTCGGCGGGCGACACGTCGGCGAGCTTGCCAAGCCGGTGGCGCGATGTCGGTTTGACGCCGGTAGCTTCGCGGCCCTTGGTGGATTTTCCCTGCGAGGAAAATCCATTCTTGCCCAACTGCCCGCCACCTTTTGCCTTTGGCACTCTCCGGAGTTCTTCGGCGATCCGCCGATTGCCGATCAGGATCGCATCCTCGGCGGCAGCTTTGACCTCAGCGACATGCCCTAGCAATACGTTGATCGCTGTGGCCTCACGGATGATCTTACGAATATCATCGTACGTCTTTGCAGCGATCAAATCGCGTTCCATGCGCCTCAGCGCTGCGAGAGCGGCAGGCACGCTCGGCACCTGCTTCCGGACGGCCTTGTCGAGCGACGGCAGGTTGCTCATCGCAGCACCCACGACAGCGGAATGAGCACATTGCAGAAGCGGCCGCCGTCGCCGCCGCCTTCACGGAAGCGGCCTTCCGCATAGGCCCGGCGCGCCAACTCCTTCAGTCGTTCGATGGGAAACATCAGATAGCAAAGGGTCTGACTGTCGCGGCGCAACTCATGCACCCAGTAATCGGCTTCGGTCACCGCAATGCCGGACGGCTGTCCGCCTTGACGATATTCGATGCAGATGTTGCCGGTCTGCTCCCACTGCCACGTCTCAGTCTTTAGCTCGATCTTTTCCAGCTTGGCGGCGGCAAAGATTTCCGCGAGCCGTCGTTCGGCAACCAACGCCTGGTCAAGCTGGAGATCGAATTTGCGATCGCGATTGAACGCGATCTTGTTCATCCCATTCACGGCCGCCCCTCCCCATCAGTCTTCGCCGTTATTTCCGGAGCGACCCAGACCGCGAAGTGCACGAACTGCGTCGATAAACGCAGCAACGTCCGAGCGAAGGAGATCCTCATCCCGCAAGTGGTACGTACTAGCCAATGCTTCATAGCGGTGCGCCAGCTCGGCGGCTTCATGCCGTCCTGCCGCGGCTCGCATCCTTCGAACGGTTTTGTGTTCGTCATCGGTGATCTCGCCATAAAAGAGGGCTTTGGCTTGCCGATACGAAACGCCGGCATTGCGCGCCGCTCGCGCTAACCAGCTTTCGCGCGTGTCATTCCACTGCCGCGGACCCGCGGCGGCCGCTACCAGATCACGCATGACTGCACCGGAATGCTTCTCCGACATTTTGGAAATCTCCTGCTGCACATTGACCGCGTGCAACGCAGTCACGTCGGCGCTTCCCGGCGCCGGTGCAGAGGGAAACGAACATGCGAACGAAGGAGAAAAATGCCTTGGGTCGGTGGAACGGGCCAGCTGGCTTGCACCAACCGGCCCGCCACTCCACCATCGGAACGTGTTTGGCAGTACCGATGGAGAGATCAAAATGGACGCGTACATTGCTTGGAATGCAGCCATCCTCAACACGCTGGGCTGCTTGGTACAGCAGCTTTCCGTACGTGGGCACATCGACGGAGCAGAACTTGTTGAATGCGTGCAGACGATCGCTGCTGCACTGAGAAAAAACCAACAGCCGCTCATAGCCGATGTCATGCATCAGATCGCGATGCATCTGCTCAAATCGGACGAGCCGTTGCCACCCCGCGGCTAGCACGATGACCTCCCAAAGCTCTCAAGGAAGGCACGCGCTTCGCCCAGCGTCATCAAGCCCGCAACCTCGATAGCCGCGGACTTGGATGTGCCCGAAGTGAACGTGAGGGGCGTCGGCGCAGTAACGAGCGCTGCAATTGGAGCCAGTCCAAGCAGCCGCAGGAAGCCGCGCTTTGTCATCACAGGACCGGCGACCTCACGGTAGCCGGCCCGCCGCGGGGCCATCGAGACGCGAGACCAGGGCCCGACGGAGGTGGAGGTTGTCGAGGCGGGGGTCATTCGGCTGCGACCGATGAAGTAGCGGGAGGTTTAATCAAGGGGTTGGCCAAATCGTTCAGCGCGACAGCACCACCTGTCGCGTCTTGAATACGCATAGCCAGCGCCATCGACGGCAAGTCGCCATTCAAAAGTTGGGCAATACGCCCCTGCGTCACGCCAACAACCTTGGCGAACGCTTCCTGGGTTTGGTCTTTTTCAGCAAGCCAGTCGGAGAGTTGCATGCCAGCTAAATTAGCAATGCTGATATTTATCGTCAATAGCATTATTAATAAGACGGGATGGACCGCCAGAAGGACCGCTCCAAAATGTTGGAATGGCAAAGAAAAACAATGAGAACAAAGTTCAAACACGGTTCAAGCAGCCGAAACGGCGCCTGTTTTTGGCGCAGTGGCGAAAATATCGCGATGAGATGACCCAGGAGCGGCTCGCGGAGCGAGCCGGGGTAAGCCAGGGCATGATCTCGCAGCTTGAAAACGGTACGAGCGACTATACCGGCGAATTGTTGGAAAAGCTGGCATTCGGGCTCAACTGCCAACCGGCCGACCTGATTATGAGGAACCCGACCGATCCAAAGGCCCCTTGGACAATCTGGGATCGGATCAAGCCGGAACTGCGTGCCCAGGCACTGCGGGTGCTCGAAACGTTCGCCGACGAGGAAGCCGCGTAGGTCCTCAGTTTGAGGGCCGGCGGGGCGGTCGAGTCGGCCGTGTCCGGCGGACCGTTCTGGACTTGTGAGGGCGGGCGACCTGGAGTTCGAGGGCCGGGCTAATTGATGTTCAACGGCCTCTTGGCCGGACGTAGCGCCCATAGTCCTCGACCGTCCGAGCGACGACGTGCGGTATCTGTATCGTCTGGCCAAATATGGCTTTGTAGGAGTAAATCCCGATGTACTTGCCCCAAAATTGCACTTTGTCGTCTTCCAGAATGCGCGGCTCATCGGAACGATTCTTGCGATAGTCCACATAGACTATGTCGCTCCCAATCTTCTCGGAAACGTTCACGTCAATACGTAGGGTCAAGTTCTGCCCGCTTTCGATCGCTTGCACGACCTTGCCATCGAACACGACAATTGCGCCTTGGTAGTTGCCTGGGTTACGCGCAAGTTCGTCATAGGACACAGTTCTCGCTCGGGACTTAACATCCAAAATGGATTCTGCATTCGTTGTCTTGCTCGGTGGCGGCGTTGAGCTGGGCGTCGATGTTGAGTTGCGGGTCGAGGCACCAATGGTAATTGCGCCTACGACAAGGACTACGCCCCAGATGGTCACGATTGTAGAAAACGTTGGCATGTTAAAGGTCGTCCTTGTTGATTACCCAATGCCATATAACGAAACGGATCGATCCGGTCTTGGCGGATCGTGCCAGGGCTTTGCGCAAATAGGCCAAAGATGCTGACGCGGGCGTGGGATACGAGCTGTCAGGACTGGGAGGCCAGCGAGGCCGAGCCGCGCCGAGGTGCCGGGCCAAACCGGGCCCAGGGGGCAATCGCCCCTGCGCCCTTTACTGAGTGCCTCGTGAAACGTCACAGTGTTGATCGGGCCGATGTCATGGGTAGCTGCTGGCGTTCCAGCTCAGCACAAGCTTCACTAGCCTTTGAATTCTTGATTGAATATACCTTCACCTTATCACCCGCAGAGACTGTCACCGTCGCTTTCTGGCGGTCATCTTGGCAGAGCTTCTCAAGAGCGGCAAGGAAGCCCTGATCGTTCCGCAGCATCACTTTCTCTGACGTGATGGCATCGCCAGCGTAGACAAACTTGCGAACCAGGGAGCCACGAAGCTTGGACATGTCGTTAGGCGTATCGCGGAACGCCCCTGACGGAGCCTCGGCCAATGGTGCAGAGCGGAAATATTCGTCACGCACCACTGTGCCTTCCGTCAGCGGATATCTAGCGACAAAGTAAACGGTGGTGGGAGGCGCCTCAGGCGCCGGAGCGGCCTGCACCGATATCGGTGCTGGCAGATTCATACTACTATAAGCAATAAGCCCAAACGCAGTGGTTGCGAGCAGCAGCACCATGATGATCGAAATTCGCAAAGCAGATGACACGTCAGTTCTCCTCTTGTTTCAAGTTGCCGCGTTGCAAGGTTCGCGGAGGGCTCGACATGAACACTGTGGAGCCGCTTCTTTGTAGCTTCCGCCCCCGTGCCGGGCTTGTTGGCCGTGGCCAAAGGTTTGATTTCCGGTGCCATGCGGATGCCCGAGGCAGAGCCGCACGCAGGTCCCGCGAGAAATATTAGCATAGCTGATTTTTCACTTGCTTTCGATATTAGCATTGCTATTATCCCTCTCATCCTTTTGGGAGGGAACACATGCCAACCCCGAAACTCCACGACCTCGAAGTCTTCGTCTGCCTCAACGAGGACGGCGATTACGTCGCCGACACCGACGCCGATCAGGCTCTGTCCCTGTGCCAAGAAAGCATGGGCGGCCAAGCGTTCAGGACCGTCAAATTGATGGTGACCATGGCGGCGCCCGAAATCGCCGCCGTCGCGGTCCGGGTGCCGGACGAGGCCGGCCAGACCCTCGCGGTGGAGGCGTAGGGCCATGAACACCGTGCTGCAAGATCGCATCGAACGGTTGCCTGCGATCAAGCTTTACAGCGGCTCGCACGAACCTCCGACAAACGGCATCCAAGCCTGCGCGATGGAATTGGTCTCCTGGATTGCCGGCGAACCGTGGTCAGCCCATCCCGAGTGCGCGTGCCCGGTTATTGGCTCGTTCATGCGCTCATGGAACGACGGGTTGCCCGACGATGAGCGCACCACCCTCCTCCTGCCGCTGATCCCGCGACTAGTCGGTACGCGCGGCAGCAAGGCGCTGGAGGAACGGCGCTCGCTGATGGCCGGCGATTGGCTGGTGCGGGTGAATACCCCGGCGTGGTTGCGATTGGTGGGGCTCACCGTGCATGCCGACGCGCTCGCGTCACTTCCGGAGATTATCTCACTCAAACAAGTCCCGTCGATCAAAGGGCCGATTGAAGCCGCGCGTGTAGGTGCGGCCGCAGCGGGGGCCGCAGCGTGGGACGCAGCGTGGGCCGCAGCGGGGGACGCAGCGAGGGCCGCAGCGGGGGCCGCAGCGTGGGACGCAGCGTGGGACGCAGCGTGGGCCGCAGCGAGGGGCGCAGCGAGGGCCGCAGCGAGGGCCGCAGCGTGGGACGCAGCGTGGGACGCAGCGAGGGACGCAGCGTGGGCCGCAGCGTGGGACGCAGCGGGGGCCGCAGCGGGGGCCGCAGCGTGGGACGCAGCGAGGGCCGCAGCGGGGGCCGCAGCGGGGGCCGCAGCGTGGGACGCAGCGTGGGACGCAGCGAGGGCCGCAGCGGGCAAAAAACTATTGCCCGTCAAGGCCGAGCTACAACAGTCAGCGATCAAGCTGATCGAGCGCATGATTGCAGCCACGTCGGCCAAAGCATCCGTGGAGTTGGCACCATGACGATGATCCTAACCTACAAATACAGGATCAAAGATCGTTCATCGCGCAAAACGCTGCAACGGCATGCTTTTGCTTGTAATCAAGTCTGGAATTGGTGCGTCGCCCAGCAACGCGACACCGAGGCACGCTATCGGGCAGGCGCTCCTAAACGTAAATGGGCGTCGAATTTCGATCTACAAAAGCTCTGCAAAGGCGTGGGCACCGAACTGGGCTTGCATCAGCAGAGCGTCAACGATGTCTGCCGCGATTTTGCCAAAGCGCGCGACAAGGCCAAGCACGCACCACGCTTCCGGTCGAGCTTTGGTGCTCGGCGAGCGTTGGGCTGGATACCCTTCCAGAGACAGAGTCGTCAAACCTGCGGGAACAGCATTACCTATCTCGGCAAGCGCTACCGCTTCTGGGAAAGCGACAGGCCGCTACCCGAGAACGCCAAGGGCGGATGCTTCGTCGAGGATACGCTTGGCCGCTGGTACGTGTGCTTTTACATTGAGGTTGATCTACCTGCAGGCGGCAATGACGCGATCGGCGTTGACCTTGGCCTGAAATCGCTGGCGACGCTCAGCGATGGCCGCAAGATCGAGGCGCCGCAACACTATCGGCAGCACGAGCAACGCCTGGCTTTGGCGCAGCGCGCCAATAATAAGCAGCGTACCCGGCGCATCCACGCCAAGATCAAGAATTGCAGACGGGATTTTCTGCACAAGGAAACGACGAAGCTGCACCGCGAACACGCGCTCATCGCGGTCGGCAATGTCAACGCACAACAGCTCGCAAAGACGCGGATGGCGAAGTCCGTGCTCGATGCCGGCTGGTCTGCTTTCCGCTCCATGCTGAAATACAAATCAGCGGGATATGTGGAGGTAGACGAAAAGTTCACGACCCAAACCTGTTCGACGTGCGGATCACTTCCGCCTTCGCGGCCGAAAGGTATCGCAGGCCTTGGAATAAGAGCGTGGGACTGTTCCGACTGTGGCGCGAGCCACGACCGCGACGTGAACGCGGCTCGGAATATTCTCGCGCTCGCGCTCAGTGTCGAGCGTCCTGTTGAGGAAAGCCGGAGGGCAACATGCCACGGATAGGCACGCGCACGCATCAGGCGCACGCCGAACTGATCGCCAAGCTCGCGGCGGCCAAGCCCACCCGCATCATCACCGAGCGCGGCGCCGACGAAACCGACATCGCGCTGCGCGAAATGCACATCCGCGCCGTGACGGGCAACTATCTCAAATACCTCCAGGCGGTCATCGAGGACATGAACGAGCACCTCGTCGCCGGCGAGAAGGTCGACTGCGGGCAGTTCATCTCGGCCTTTGTCGATGTCGCCAGCGACTATCTCTACGCACCCATGCGCGCAGCGGCCAACGCGACCGAAGCCGAGCGGGAGTGGGTGGCATGACCGTCGAGCGCATTCAAATTCAGAGCCGCGATCAGTGGCTGGCCGCGCGCAAGCAGGATGTGACCGCTTCAACTGCGGCTGGATTGCTTGGCCTGCATCCATACGTCACCCCGTACGCGCTCCATCAATTCAAGAGCGGTGCGATTGCTGACGATACCGACGAGACACAGCCGATGCGCCGTGGAAGGCTTTTGGAGCCTGTCGCGGTTCAGATGATCCGCGAGGATTATCCCGACATCAAACTCGATGACTACCCAGTCGGGTATTACTATCGCGACCCCGAGCACCGCATCGGCGCAACACCAGACCTGCTGGCAACGGACGCCAAAGGCCGGCTCGGTGTCGTGCAAATCAAAAATTGCGAGCCCTCAATCTTCCGCCGCGACTGGCGCGGAGAGAACGGCGGCGTCGATCCGCCACTGTGGATCGTGGTGCAAGCCCTCATCGAGGCCTACCTGACCGGCGCCGAATGGGCGGCCGTCGCGCCGATGCGCGTCAGCTTCGGTGTTGAGATCGAACTCATCCCGATCCCGCTGCACGCCGGCATCATCGACCGCATCAAGTACGAAGTCGCCGAGTTTTGGGAGCGCGTGGAGCGCGGAACGCCGCCTGACCCAGACTATGGAAAGGATGGCGCGCTGATCGCCAAGCTTTTCCCGAAAGACGACGGCAGCGAAATCGATTTGAGCGCGGACAACATGGCCCCGCAGCTCGTTGCCGACCTCGAGCGCGCGCGCGCCGACAAGAAAGACGCCGAGACGCGCGAGAAAATCGCAAAGACGGGCATCAACGAGAAGATGGGCCCTGCCCGCTTCGCGCGCCTCGCCGACGGCCGTCGCATCTCAAACTCCACCATCGACCGTAAGGCCTACGAGGTCGCGGCCACGTCTTTCCGAATGATCAAAATATTAAACGGGAGAGCCGCATGAACGCGCCAATCAAGACGCCGGCGATTGGCGACAACCGGCCCGCGCTAATCACCGCCGACCAGCTGGCGAAGGACTTCGCGCACATTGAGGCGTTCGTGGCCGGCCTTGAGGCTGCAGCGAAGGACGTTGCCCCCGTCGTTGAAGATGACGACGACCTCGCCATCATCAATGCGCTGGTGCCCAAGCTGCGCGCCGGCGCCAAGCGTTGCGACGAGGTTCGCGACCAGGAGAAGCGGCCCTACCTCGACGCCGGCACCACGGTGCAAACCTTTTTCAAGGCGCTTGAAACCCGCCTGCTCACGCTCAAGACCGATCTCGAGAGCCGCGGCGGCCGATACCTCAAGAAGAAGGCCGACGCCGAGCGCATCGCGCGCGAGGAAGAATCCCGCAAAGCCCGCGAGGAAGAAGCTCGCCAGCGCGCTGCAGCCGAAGCCGCGGAGGCCGCAGCACGGCGCGCGCGCGAAGCCGCTGAGAAGGCGGAGGCTGACCGCGCCAAGGCCGCAGCGATGGCCGATGCGAGGGCGCTGGAGAAAGCAGCACAGGCGAAGGCCGCAGCTGATGCTGAGGTCGCCGCAGCGACGGCGCGCGCGCAGGCCGAGCAGAAAGCCGCGAGCGAAGCGACGGCCCAGACCGCGGCGACAGAAAAGGCCGCGACGGCGAAGGCCGCGGATCTGGCACGTACGCACACCGCCGGCGGGACGAGCACTTTGATCGAGGCATTCGAGCCGAAGGTCGACGATTTCACCAAGGTCGATTTGCTCGCGATCCGGGCCTTCATTCGAGAAGACGAGATCATGTTGGCGCTACGCGCCTACGCGCGCGCGAACAAGGACGAGCTCAAAGCCGGCCGCGCCAAGATCAACGGCGTGACGTTCGTGCTCACCACGAAAGGAAGTTTTCGATGACCACCACCGAAGTCGCAGTCCAGCAGGCTAGCAACGTCGCAGCGTTGCCGACGCGCCATCTCGTGCCATCAACCGATCTGTTCTCCGACCCAGCGGCCTTCGAACACGCGCAGCGAGTTGCCAAGGTCTTTGCCTCGTCAAAACTCGTCCCGCAACACATGCAGGGCAACACGGCCGACTGTCTTATTGCGCTCCAGATCGCACGCAGGCTCAATGAAGAGCCTCTGACAGTCATGCAGCAAATCTACATCGTGAACGGCCGCCCCGGTTGGTACACGAGCTACATGATCTCGCGCGTCAACCGCGCTGGGATATTAAAAGGCCCAATCACATGGGAAGAGGCGGGTGAGGGCGACGCGCTCACTGTGACTGCAAAGGCAGTGCTCGCAGCCACTGGAGAAGAAATCCGCGCGTCTGCGGACATGCGGATGGCAGCCGCCGAGGGATGGACCAAAAACGCCAAATACAAAAGCATGCCAGCCCATATGCTGCGCTGGCGCTCGGCCGCGATGCTGATCCGCCTTTACGCCCCCGAGGTCATGCTCGGCATGCCGGCCGTCGAAGAACTCGAGACGATGCCCAAGATGCGGGACGTGACGCCTGCGAAAAACCTAGCCGATAAGCTCGACGCTCTCGCCAAAATCCCCGACAAGCCTGCCCCGGCGGAAGCGGCCGAGACGCACGACCCCGACACGGGCGAAATCACCGACGAGCAAGGTTCGCAGCAGGAAGCGCCGAACGCACCTGCGGCGGGCCAGCCGGCTTCCGATCCTGATCCCTCCCAAAGGAAATCAGAACAACCGGGAGCCGGCGCGGCCGCTCGTGCCGAGAAAGACGACGGCCCGAAAACCGCGGCGGCTTATCTGCAAAACACCCACGCATGGATCGAAAACCTGCTCGACGCCGACGCTGGCGAGAAGCGATGGAAAGCCGAGAAGGCGCAGCGGAATAAGCTGAACGTCGATCCCGACGACCGTGACCGGCTTGATGCCGAATTGAAGGCGAAGATCGCGGCGCTGCGCGGCGGGACAGCCAGCCAAAAGCAAGTCGTGTGATGCACTGACTGCGGCGTGAGCTCGCCGCAGTAGGGGCAACATGCTCGAAACCGCGGACATTGTGATCCGCAAACAAACGGAGACTTCAGATGAATACCACTGGCACCAATACCAATGGCCGCTCGCTGGCGACGCCACCGCCGCTCCCGGCCACCAAAAAGGACTTGCTCGCCCAGCGCGTCGGTCAGATGCGACGGACGCTGAACGACATGGTCGAGGAATCGCATATCGCTCTTTACGGTGACGATCGGTATGTCGCCTTCCTCAACGCCGTTTACGACGAGCAGGCGGTAGAAGGTTCGCTGTCGGCCGACAACATCATGGCCGCGACCATGATCCGCGACCACGCCAAGAAGAATGGTGGCGGTCAGTTGGTCAATGAGAAGCTGGCAACGATCAGCAAGGCACTCGGCGTTGTTATGCGGCGTTACGAGATCAGCCGCAAGGAACGCCGCGACATGATCCATGGCGAAACAGTGCCGGGCAACAACGGTGATTGATTGAGGCGCCGGGGTTAATAGCTCCGGCACTCTTTCCTTTAGCGCGGGCATGGTGTCCCGCAGTTATTAAGCAGGAGATAGTTATGAAATGCGTATGTCCGATGGGTGGCGATCGAACCTGCCCCGACAACTGTGTCATCGCCACATGGCATGGCATGCCGGAAGATCAAAGGACAAAAGAGCGTCGTCGCCCTTTAGTCGAGATACTTGCTAAGCAGGGTTACACCCAGGAAGCGATTGCAATGCAGCTTGGCGTGAGCCACCAGACGGTTGGTCGCGATCTTGAGACATTGTCCATCGTGGACAATGTCAAAGGGCAAGGCAAAGACACGCTTGGGCGAAAGAAGAGTACCGGCCGCCCAAAGGGCAGACAACGCAAGACCACGGCCGATCAGGACGCACAGATTGCCGGTGCGATTTTGGACAGCGGCAAAACCTATGAGCAAGCGCAACAAGAATTTGATGTCAGCAACACAGTAGTGCGGCGCGCAGTGGCGCAAGAGCAAGGGCGCCGAGAAGCGCAGGCCGACCCACCGATTGATCCGGCCACGCTGTCGCTATCGGCGCAAGAAAAACTGGCGGCGGCTATGCGCCAGTATCAACGCAAGCTCGATGCCAAGTATGAAAAGGATTTGCGCGACGGTATCCAGAAAGCCGTGGAAGATGCCGTTCTGCCGCACTACGAAGAGAAGATTGCGCTAAGCGAGCAGATAACCAAAGCCCGTCAAGGGCTCATGAAAAAATCCGACTACAACAAGATCAGATTCTGTTTGCATCCCGACCAGTACATGAACCGCACACCGGAACAACGCAACGCTGCGAGCCAGTTGTGGGAAGAGTTGGAGGTCGTGCTGGTCAGTGAGGCTGAGAAGCCCACCGACACATTCAAGATGCCAAAGACCTATGCCGAATTGTTGGCGCGCAAGCAGGCAGCGCAGGAAAAGCGAAAGACGAGGCGCGGACCGGGCCACCAGTCGCTGGCCGCGACGGAATGCGGATAATGCAACCCCGGCTTTTCAACATGCGCCTTCACGCGACAGTCATTGCGCTCGCCATGGTCCCGCTCGGGCTGTTTGCGCTCGCGAGCTACGGCAAGCCGCAGAAGCCAGTAGTGCCGATCGAGCAGCCGACCGTGCTGCGCGCGGTCAAGACCGACAGCTTTCGCGCGCCTGTAGTCACCGCCGAATTCAAAGCCACACCATTCACGCCGGTCCTAGTCGAGCGTCCGGTCGTGACGGAGGAGGCTCGGTCCATCCCCGCCTCCGGGCCTCCTCCACCACAGTCAGTCAAGAAGAAGACCCGGTTGGCGTACCGATCGGACGACATCTGTACGCGACACGGGATGTATCGCGTGAATTACGGCCGCCGATGGCGGTGCCGGAAATGATCTCAACCCAGAAGGACTATCACCCCATGAGGAAACTACTTGCAGCAACCACCTTGGTACTCGCCATGGCGGCACCGGCCCACGCCCACCTGATCCTGTTCGACAACCCGAACCAACCGAACTCCGGGGACGCTGTGTCCCAGTCGTTCGTCGACTTCGGGGCACAGGGCTTCGGCAACAGCCCGGCGGCACTGACCCTGCAATCCAATGGCTCCCAGATCGGCAGCGTCACGCCGAGTATCACGGGAACCGCTGTCGTTCACGATCAGGCCATCGCCGGGAGCAACAAAGCCGCAACCCCAACGCTGACCGACTTGGGTTGGCTCGGCGGCAGCGTCGTTGCCATCGGCTACAACAGCAATCAAAGCAACCAGACCGGCATTACGCTCCAGCAACTGGCGCTGACGGTCTACAGTGGAACGACGGCGCTCGCCTCGTTCAGCCTCGCCACAAACCTGATCCCGCTGCAGTTTACGGCAGCCGACCTGCAACTGCAGGAAGGCCACGGCAACGCGATCTTCGGGTTCGTGCTGGACACGCAAGAGCGCGCTCAGTTCAACGCACTCGTCGCCCTGACCGGCAGCGGTGATTTCCGGGTTGGCCTGGCCGCCAACATGGGATGCTTCGGGGCTGCGGGCAACGACCCGAATTGCCAAGTCTCGAACGACGGCGCCGACACGTTCTATCTCATCGCCCGCGGCAACCCGATCATCAACCCGACCTGCCCGGATTGCGTCATCAACCCGGTCGACGTCGTTCCCGGCCCGGTGGCCGGTGCCGGTCTGCCGGGGCTGTTCGCCGCCTGCGTCGGGCTGTGGGGCTGGCGGCGCCGCCGTCACGCGCCTGTGGCGTAGTCACCTTGTCTCAGTCTCACCTCATTGGAGTTTACCTTCATGAAGAAGCTGCTGCTGTTCACGACCGCTGCACTGATCGCCACGCCGGTGGCGGCCACCGCAGACATGGCGTTGCGCCTGCAAGACGGCGCGCTCGTCCAGGATTTCTTTTCTGCGCCTGGAGCGAGTTCGTTCACCGGGCCGACCGACTTCGCGTTTGGAGATTTCACGATCTCCAACATCACGGGATCGACGACGCCGTCGACCACTGCCCCGGTGCTGTTGTCGACGAACACCTTGGACCTTCAGTCCACGGACATCGGATCGCACGTCCTCGACATCTTCGTCACCGGCAACAATTTGTTGTTCCCGACGGGCATCAACAACACCTTCTCGGGCTTCACCAGCGTTTCGTTGTCGGACGGCTGGACCTCGTCGTTGTCTACTTTGCTCGACACCGGCAATGGCAACTTCACCGGGTCGTTGGTTGACAGCATCGTGTTCAACGGCAACGGCATCTCGACGTTCTCCAACAACCAGACCGCCCTGGCGGACTTCGGTACTGGGCCGTACTCGATCACGGCGCACTACCAGATCACGACCAACGGCACCGGACAGGCCAACAGCGGCATCCAGTTCGCCGCCGCGGCAGTCCCCGGCCCGGTCGTTGGCGCCGGCCTGCCCGGCCTGATCGCCGCGGGTCTGTTCATGGTCGGCCTCGCCAAACGTCGCCGCAACCGATCAGCTCAGGCCTGACGGGCCCTCTGCCCACTGCCCTCCCGTCAGCATGAGGGCGCGTGCGGGTCTATGTGCCGCGTCCCGCACGCGCATCATGCTCTGCTGGAGCTGCCCGCATGATCGAATATGAGTTCATGACGATGGGGCAAATCCCGTTTGGCTATATCGCCGGCTTTGGGATCGTCGTGTTGGCGCTAGTGGTACTGGCCGCCTACGGGTGGCTCGTCGCGGTAGCGCGGATAATGGGATCGTGACCACCCGTCCCGAGATCCGCGAAAAATCACCGCGCTACTGGAAGACCGGCCGCAAGCTCAGCGCCAAGCGGATCGCCGAGAACGAGCGCGCCGCAGAACTCAGCCGGTGGATCAAGGAAGAACTCGCCAGGGCCAAAACCGAGATCTAAGCCGAGGAGAAAAAATGACCGTCACTTATGAAACGCGGTGCGACAAAGTCGATTGGGACAATCTCAAAACGGAAGTTATCACAAAGCTCGAATACCTTCGCATGGCCTGGGCGGCTTCGGAGCAGGGCGCGCCGACTGAATTGCATAGGAAAATTGTTAACGATCTTTATGTCCCGGCTATTCGCCTGTTAGCGGAGTTTTGCGCGTGTCTCGAAGTGGATGAAGCACCGGACGACCAATGAGCCAATCCAAATGAACATCAAGATCGCGCTGCCCCGCATGCCGGCAAGCTTGGCCAAGGCGCTCGATCGCTACAGCGACTGGGCCGAGCAGCCGGTCCTGCGCCGGGACCTGGTGTCGATCGGCATCATCGCCAGCGTCTGCTTTGTCTATTCGTTCTGGGTCGGCGCTGAAGCCGCCATGGTCCTCGGCATACCGAGCGGCGTGTTGGCCTGGATCGCCATCGAAAATTGGTACGCAGCATGACCGGAGGCGAGCGATATATCTGCCGCGGCAAGGGGCGAGCCTATTACAACAACGGCCGCTCATGGCGGTGCAACCGAACTCGGCAGTAACGTTTGAGGTTGCTTGAACTCGCGAACTCCGAGCCCGTCAGTAAACTGTGAAGATCGACATGACCAAAGAGCAGGTAGAACTCGAACTCCGGCTGCACATGACAAACCTCTGCCTCGCGGTTCTGAGCAAGCGCGATGGCATGTTGCGCGAGTGCAAGGAGCTTTTGGTCGACAAGGTTTGCGAGTTGATCGCCTCCGCGCGCAAATCCGACGTTAACGGTTAGTGGGTGACTGCGATGAGACTTGGTGAACTGTTCGCCGTCGCGCGACACATCAAGGCGATGGCGGGGGAACTCAAGTTATGACTGCCCGCCTCCCCTTCACGCAGCAGTCCGTGCGCCGCGCGATCGCCGCCGCGCGCAAGGAGGGGCTGCGGGTGACGGAGATCCGTCCGGATGGGACTTTGGTTGTGCAGGACGGGGACGCACCGGTTGCCCCGCTCGAGACGCAGGAACACAATGACAGAGCCTCCCGCTGGGCGGAGGTCAAGGCATGAGATCCGTGCGGCTGGATCTTCCCTACTTGATGGCCGATACCGACCGGCACGGGAACCGGCGCCTTTTCGTGCGCCGGCACGGCCGCAAGATCCGCATCCGGGAGCAGCAGGGGACCGCGGCCTTTGCCAGCGCCTACACGGCGGCCCTGGAGGCGCTCGAGAGTCGGGCTCTGGACCAGCGCCAGCGCGCGCCGAAAGGAGCGCCGGCGGGCACGCTGGGCTGGCTAGCGGCGGCCTATTTCGGGTCTTCGGAGTTCAAGGCCCTGGATCTTGTCTCGCAGCGGACCCGTCGCGGGATCCTCGAGGGCTGCCTGCTCGAGCCGCGGGAACCTGGATCCGCCGACCTGATGGCACTCTGCCCGCTCGAGGTCTTGGCTGCGCCCCATATCCTGATGCTTCGGGACCGCCGAGCGGACAAGCCCGGATCCGCAAACAATCGGCTGAAATACCTGTCGGCCATGTTCGGGTGGGCGGTCAATCGCGGGATCCTGCGGGCCAATCCGGCTCGGGACGTTAAGCCGGTCAGATACGCAAGCTCCGGGTTTCACAGTTGGACGCCAGCGGAGGTCGTCCAATTCGAGCGAAGGCACCCGGTCGGGTCCAAGGCGCGGCTGGCGCTGGCACTCCTGCTGTTCACCGGGCCGCGCCGGGGGGACGTTGTGACCTTCGGCCGCCAGCACGTCAAAGACGGCTGGATCCGCTTCGTACCCCGGAAAACCCGCTACAAACGGTCAACGCTCCTCGAGATCCCGATCGTGCCTGAACTGGCCAGGATCCTCGCGGCAAGCCCCACGGGCGAATTGACATTCCTCGAGACGGAATATGGCCGGGCATTCTCGGCCGCTGGCTTCGGCGGCTGGTTCCGGAAACGGTGCGATGAGGCGGGGCTCAAGCATTGCAGCGCCCACGGGCTCCGGAAGGCAGGGGCAGCCATCGCGGCGGAGCGCGGTGCGACCGACCGCCAGCTCATGGCGCTATACGGCTGGACAACGGCGAGCCAGGCGACGGTCTACACTGCGGCGGCCGACAGAAAGAAACTGGCCGGCGAAGCCGCAAGGCTATTGGGTGGCGATCGAACAGAGAACGAACCTGCCCCACTCGCGATTGCCCCACCTTCTAAGACTTTGAAAAATGGATAGAATTTCCTGGACTGGCAGGAGTGGAGGGGCTGTTAGCCCCTTGCTACAAAACAGTAATTCGAAAAGTGGGGCAATTTCCACCCCATGTTGGCGTATGGGAAACCCGATTAACTGCCCCACCCTCCCTCGATCCGAACTCGCGGCGCTGGGGATAAGGCAGCTCACAAAGCGTGAGGCCAAAGCCACGCCGATCGAGTTCCCCGACTTGCTAATTTCGATCGCTCGAACGGCGGGAGCACCCCATGCCGAAATTTCCAAATCTCTATTTGGAGAATTTGGAAAATGCACTTCCCGCTAACGGCGCTCATGGTGAGCACGACAGTTTTTTGTCGTGCGAGGACACCATGCGCAACCGTCGAGCAACCCTTGAACAGCCCCTCCCGCCGGTTCGGCTCAAACCCGGCGACCCCCGGCTGAGGGACTAGCGATGCTCCAAAATGTCGAGCCGCTCATCTGGAACGCGATTGGTGGTGTCTTAGGCGCTGCCACGTACTGCCTGCTGATCAGGTGGGGACGCTTCGCTCAGCAATGGCGATCCTGGTTCCTGCAGGAGAAATGAGATGCTTGTGGCAATGCCAAAGTTCGAACAGACCTTTTGCAGTTCGTGCGGCGAGGCCTTCGGTCCAGGCTACAGTGGCTACTCTCATTGCGACCAGCACAAAGAGGTCCGTATGACCCCAACGGTCGAAAGGGTGATGAAGCAGTTCGAGAGCGCCCTCGCACGGAAGCGCGCCTACGGGCCGCCATCAACGCATTAGGAGAAGGTGGAATGCATTGCCACCATCGTGCACGAGGAATGAAACATGGGCCTCACAGTCAAATGGATCGACGGCGGGCGCGAGCCCGGGGCCAAGCCAAACCCGGCTTATCCGAACGGCGTCGCCGTCGACGCCACGGCCGGCGAGGAGCCGTACTGCTATGCGGTCCTCCCCTACCCGGCCAAGCGCTGCGGGCATTTCGTGATCACGTGCGACGCCTGCCGGCAGCATGTCGTCGTCCCCACTGCCGGCCGGCCCGACGATCCGCGCTCGCTCAAGCTCGCCTGCATCAAACCGGAGCATTGAAACCATGGCCGACAAGAAAGCGCTGGAGCTTCTGCTGCAGAAGCTCACCGACGAGGGCAAACTGGTCGAGGCCGGATGGGTCGGGCTGCGGCTGGCGGTTGGCCTGGAGAATGCGCCGGCCGACCAGTTGCGCGAGATGCGCTTGGCCTTCCTCGGCGGCGCGCAGCATTTGTTTTCGAGCATCATGACCGCGCTCGACCCGGGCGACGAGGCGACCGACGCCGACCTCAATCGAATGAGCTTGATCTCGGCCGAGCTTGAGGCGGCGGCGAAGGAGCTTGTGGCCAGCTATGACAAACCGCCTCGTGCAACAAAACCCGAAAAACCCGACAATTTGTCAACAGCGCACGGGCTCGGCGACGCGCCCATCGAGGCGGACTACCGCGAGATGATGAACTCGATGGCGGTCTATCTCGACCGCTTTTTCAACGGGCCGGCGGCGAACACCAGGGACGCGGGGCGCACGACCGGCTTCGTGCTGATGGTGTTCCCGTTCAGCGCCGACGCCGATGGCGCGCACCGCTGCAATTACATCAGCAATGCCAGCCGCGAGGATGTCGTGGTGCTCCTTAAAGAACAACTGGCAAGATTTGAAGGTCAACCTGAAATCGAGGGGAGGGCTTAATGGGAGGCAGGAAAGCAATCGATCTAACCAATCAACGCTTTGGACGGTTGGTTGTTTTGCGCCGTGCTGACTGCGCCAACGGACATGCGCGATGGCGCTGTCAATGCGATTGCGGAGGGCAAAAAGTTGTCGAAATCTTACCGGGCTTTTCTCGAAGACATGGGCCGCAGACCAACACCGAAACATTCGATCGACCGTATCAACAACGACGGAGACTATGAACCGGGCAACTGCCGATGGGCGACCGCGACAGTGCAGCAAAATAATCGGCGCATTACGCTTGCGCGGTTCGAGGGAAGCCCGGATGTCACCGGGCACGCGTAAGCGCAGCCGGATTGAGCAACGGCAACTCCAACCAGGCGGGCTTCGCCGGCTGACGGCAGTCGCGGATGTCGCGGACCAGATTGCTGATGAGGTCGGCCTGCGTTTTGTTGCGCTCGGAAGCGTTGGCGGCGACTTCGCCGAGCACATAGGCGGCGAACCCGAGAAACCCAACATTGACCATTAGCAGCGCGATCGCCAATGGCGTCGACTTCATCGCATCCAGGGTGCTGGCGGCAACCTTTCCAACTTCCTCTGGAATACTCATCGGCTACGTCCCCGCGTCATCTTCCGGCGCATCCACGGCCTGCGGCATTTCCTCGCCCATGGGCTTCACCACTTTGTCAGGCTTGCCGTCATAGTTTTCATCGGGGATATTCTGGAACAGCAACGCCTCGCTCGCGCGGCGGCGCGTCAGTCCCGCCAGCACCTTGCCGCCGCCCTTGTTCCACTTGGCAAATTCCTTCGCCGCCCCGGCAAAGTCATTGGCGTTGACCTTCTTGAGCAGGGTGGACTTGCCCAGGTTGCCCTCGCCGCAGTTGTAGGCGAACGACACCAGCGCATCATACTGCCACGGCTCCAGCGGCACCTTGACCAACCTGCGCACGGCCGCCTCAAATCCCGCCATGTCGGAGAGGAACTCAGCATCGCATTCGACCTGGGACCACACGTCGCCGGAGTTGAACTTGCGGCCGTGGTGGTTGGTGTGGCCGTGACCGATGGTCAAAACGCCAGCTGGGCATTTGTACGCCTTAAACTTGCCCTCGTGCGGTTTGAGACAACCTTCAAAGTGCTTTATGAGGTTGGCACACGCGGCGGTGAGCTTGCGATCATCGTTCATTTCTTTGCCTCTTCAGCGCATGAACATCAGCAGCAGCAGCACGGCCAGGATCGGAAGCGTGCTGGCGGAAACGATCTGCGCCACCAGCAAACGGTCAATCGGGCGGCGATAGGTCATGACGACCCTCACAAGCTTGTGGAGAACGCGACATTGAGCGTGTCCCCGTTCACCACAGCCTTGTCGCCGGTCGAGAACGTCCCGGCCGACCACAGCACGCCGCCGGTGTCGTCCTTGGTGGCGACCGCGCCGGTGCCGAAGACCAGGAACGCGCCCTTCACGGTGCCGGTGCTGGTGATGGCGAACGACAGCGCCGCCGACAGCGCCTTGCCGCCCGCCGAGGCCGCCGACCACACCGCGGTCTTGCGGTTGCCGGTATAGGTTGGCGCGTTGGCGCTGCCAGCCTCAAGCCATCCGACGTGCGATGCCATCGTGTCGCCGGCCGCGACAGCCGTGTACGACACAGACGAGATCAGGCTCATGAACGGCCCGACCACGGTGTAAGCCGCGCCGGCAAAGGCGGTGTCCAGCATCAGGTTCTTGCCGACCGTGCAGACCACGTTCTCGATCGTGTCGCGCCACTTGAGTTGGCCGTCCGCGCCGATGCATTCCATCTCGTAGCGACCGTGCGCCTCGGCATATTCGCTGAGGCCAGAGCCGCGAATTACGGACGCGTCGTTGTATTCGCGCGCCTGCGCGCGTTCATCGGTCATGAGTTTCTCCTTTTGGAAGGTCGTTATGTGAGCGTCGGCAGCGGATCGATGTAGCAAGTGCCGGATGTCTTACCGATGCGCACGTTGATGTAGATGAAACCCTTCATCTGCGGCTGCGGCGAGGTCAGCGTGGTGACGAGCTTGAACGGCGACCAGCCGGCGCCCGAGCCGCCGCCGTTCCAAGTGCTGCCGTCCGAGGACACAGCAGCGGCAGCCGCCAGAGGATGCGATTTGCACGTGGTCTTGAAGCTGGCGATCGGCGAGCCCGAGCTGCCGAGGTACTGCACGTCCATCCAGATCTCGTCGTTGTTCGGCAACGATGCGGAATTCACCGTGCCGTGGACCGTGACGATGACATCGGCGCCCGTTGTCTCGGACCAGATGGCCAGCGGCAGCATGCGATAGGGCGTCAAGAACGCCGCCTGCGCATTGGTGACGATCTTGTCCGAGGTCGGCGTGGTGCCGTCGGTGGCGCCGCCGACGCGCGTGATCGAGGTCTCGGTAACTTGCGAGCCTGCGTACTCGTCCCGGGTGGCCTTGTAGTTGGTGGCCCCGCTGTCGCAGCGCACGGTGATGACGGGGGTCGCCGGATAACCACCCACGTTCGTAGTCCCGTAGCGGGTCATGCTGGCGTGAAATTTACAGTCCTCAAACACGACAGGAGCGGCAGACACCGGCTGGTTCGCGAACAACTGGCCGGAAAACGCCGAGAAGTCGATACCCCGACAAGTCATGCTAAGCGTCGGGCCGGAAGTATACGTCGTGAACAAAGAGGCCGGGAACGTCGCACCTTGGATAGCGGACGGTGTGTTGCGCCATTCCCAGCTCGCGCTTTGAAGCCGAATAGTTTGGCCGGTAGCTGCAAACTGCACCGTGCAATTATCCCACAAAACATGAGAGGGAGCGGCGCCGAGGGTCCCAATGGCTATCAATGCAGATGCATTGGTATTGACCAACGTGAATGCACAGTTCTTAAAAGAGAAAAAGGTCCCTTGCGAAGACACACCCCCGATTGTCAACTGGGTGCCGGATGAAGACCCATCGCCAGCCCTGAAATTTATCCCTTGGTAAAAACAACTCACGACCCCCGGAGTGTTGAGATTGATGGCAGTCCCGCCGGTTGTCGCAATCGACGCTCCGGTATTGTAATTCGCCTCGACCGGCGGCAGGGCCGCCGTACGATCCACGCAGATTGCGTAAGTGGGAGCGGCAGCCGTGGCAGGCCCCGACAAGTTCAAGGCCGTCGCCTGCGTCTCGGCGTGGTTGTCGGCGATCCAGAACTTGTGCCCGGCCGCGCCCCAGTTGGGGGCATAAGCGTTGGCAAGCCGTGCGTGCGGGGCGCCCCAGGCCGGGAAGTTGCCGACCGGACCGAGTGAGGTCCACACCGCCGTGGTGTCGGTCGTGGTGACACCAGCCGTATCACTGAACGACGGCTCGGAGGCACTCATCGCCCCCGCCGTCGTGCATATCTGGTAGCTGGCGCCGCTGCTGCGCTTGATGATCTGCCCGAGCACGGCGGGCGTGGCGGCTTTCACCTGTGCCCAGGTTGCCGTGCTGGCCAGATCGCCGTTGACGGCAGGCTGGCCGGTGCATTCCTGAAACGTAACTGTATTAGATACAGTTTTTGCGCCTCGAGTTAGCGTCCAAGCTGGTTCGCTTCCTGCACTTGTACCACCCACAATAACCACGAACACCCGCTCAGAATTGACCGCAGGTGCCGCCAACTGACGAATAATCTGACCGGCCGCATAGGCCGTGGACACAGCAAACTGCGTAGCCGCTGTATACTTAACCGAAGAAACATACCAAGTGGTGTCGACGAGGGCGATTGGAGTTACTCCTGCTGGAGTGCCATAATGCGCGACGGGACCAGTGGCTTGAGGCCGAGTTGCTGCGTAGAGGCTAGTGCGATGGCCAAGGGCTTATGCTCCCAACGCTGTACCCGAACTCAACCGCGAGCTCTTGACTGGCGGCACGCCGGAATTGACCTGTACTGGCGACAGCCCCGCGATCGTTGCATTGCGCATGACAGCACTCGCCAGCGTCGCGCTTGGACCGTCCGATGCCGACGCCGCTTCCACCACCGCCGCCGTCAAGATGCTTGGCGCGGTCACCGAAGCGGCGGCCAACTCGGCAGCGGCTGCCGCCTCGGCGAGCGCGACAGCGTAGCCAACTCCAGCGTTGACTGCGTCGGCTGCGATCACCGCCTCGACGACGGCTGCCGCGTAGGCAAGCCCGGCATTGACGGTGGCCGCCGCACTCGCCGCCTCGCGCATGATCTCGCCGAGGTAGGCATCGATATGATCACCGACCGAGGCCGGGTCATCGACCAGCGTGGCAAAGACCACGTTGCCGGTGCCCGGTGCGTCCAGCGCCGATGCAGCCTCGGCGAGCCCCGCCGCGATCGCCGCCCGCCGCCGCAGTTGGCTGACGCTACAGACGAGCATTAGGACGGCTGCTGCAAGCTTGGGTCCGGCGTGTACGCCCGGATCTCGCCGGTCGGTTGGAATTGACCTGCCGGCTTCTCTTGCGGCGGCTCCGCGTCATAGTCGACGCCCGTGGTGCCGGTATTCTCACCGTTGATCCATCTGTCGCTGCCGTGCAGCAGGATATCCGGGCGCTTGCCTAGCAGCTTCTCTGCCGGCGCCGGCAGCCCTTCCGGGTGTTCATCCGTCGGCGGCTGTCCTACCGGGTCGACGGGGATCAAGGTGAACTGTCCATCCTTGTCCTTGATCGGAATGCCGTTGTCGTTGCGCTCGTAGTCGATGAAGGCACGGCGGTTGGACTCGACGCCAGTATCGAGCATCACGCCGGTGAACAACTGAAACTCGGCCAGCTCGACCCAACTAATGTCATTGACATAAGCAGACGTCCCAGGGATGCCGAACGCCTGGCCGCTGGTGGGAATCGGGCCGGGGGCATAGCTCCCACTGGGTGGCGATGGGACCGGCTCGCCCATGAAATTGTCGCTGAACGTCCCGGAAAGGCTGTATATATTCTCGGTCAAGATGGTATTTGGCCCAAGACCGTCAGGTGCATCCCGATTGGGGCCCATGTTCTCCGGCCCCCGATAGTCCTTGTCGTCAATGGCGTACCACATCTGGCAGGAACTGCTGGCGAACGGATCTCCTATCGAAAGGCTCCCGCTCAGGTCGAACGACAACAGCAAATGGTGCCACTCATCTGGCGTTATCGACAGGTTCGTTTCCGGGTCTGACAGTATGGCAGTTCGAACATGGAAATACTCAGGGGGTCCGTATAATATCGTGGGCGAAGCGTCCTTGAGAGTAAGACTATAGCTGCGGGGAATCCCGGTAAAATTATAAAAGGCAGATGTTGCAACCCAACCCACCGCCGCATAAGCCCCATAAGTATCCATCTGCAAGTTGAATTCCAGGTCGAACGTCCCGTCGCTGTAGCACTCGAGCCCGATGTAAGACGGCCCGACGTCATATGGATCGCCCACAGTCTCCCAACCGTAAAAGGCTTCAAAATGATGAAACTCGCTAACCGGATTAACCAGGATATCGCCGTACAAATAACTGAAGTTCTGCTGCTGTTGCGACGTGCCGAACACGACCAGCGGGAGTCGGATCACAGGAGCAGTAGCGGGACCTCCTGGTCCTGTGTGCCCTAATGCCGCCAACACCGACTCCTTCGGCACCCTAAACCAAAACGAGATCACCGCCTTGCTGAAATTCGGAATGCCTTTCGGTATTTGCAGATAACTCATCCGAGCTTCTTGAGTTGAGGACGCCGGGCAGAAGGTGGCTCAGGTGGAGGCCCTGGAGGGGCACCGGCTTTGTCGCCGAACTCAACCGCAAGCCCGCCGCCCACCTCATCCCAATGCACATTGTAGATGCGCGTTAGCAAATCCTGAGAGTAAGCTCCAACCGGCATCAGATATCCGTGCGCAGGAACGGCAACGTCACCGACAGTCCCGATGGCGCAGCATTATCGGATTGCGTGACCCGGAGCGCATAGCGATCGCCCTCGGCAAAATCCACCAACGCCGGAATATTGAACGCGCCCGGTTGCCCGCCGTCGGTATCGATGGAGCTGCCGGCGACAAACGTGATGGTGCCGATCTCGACCCTGTTCTTCTCGATCGACAAAATGATGTTGGTGCCCGTGGCAATACCTACATCGAGATAGGCGTAGCAATGCGCATCCCCGCTCACCAACTGCATCGTGCGGGTGGCGATGCCCTGGAACAGCAGTTCATTCGGCACGCGCTGGATGCTGCCGGGCATAAAAATGATGGCGTCGAAGTTGATGTCGTAGAGAGGCATCCAGAATTGATAGAGCGGATTGCCGCTACCGTCGGCGGCATTCGGGTCGAAGACCGCTGGCAGCGCCGGGGTGTTATGATCGACCAGCACCTGGAACATGCCCAGGCCGCGGACCGAGATCAATTGTCCCCTGGTATACGGCGTGCTGTTGAGCCATTGCCCGATATAGGTAAGCGTTGCGATCGGCAGCGGGATGACCTGGGTCGTGCCATCCGTGAACAGGATCGTCATGCTGTTGGGCGAGGAGCTGATGCTGTCGATCTGCTTGCCTTCGTCCAGAGCCGCGTTGAGCTCCACGATCCGCTGATCGACATCGTAGAAATTGCCGTCGACCTGCGCGGCGCTGATCGGAGCCCCGGTTCCGGCACCCCAGGTGCCGGATGTAACGTAGACGACCGTCATACGGCTACCCTATGGTGTCCATAAAATCTTCGTCGACAAATGGTATGGTTTTGTTCTTTTCCAGGGTCTTGACATTGTCTGGGTTCGGCGGATTGCTAAAGATCATTTTGACTGGCCCCCTCTCGGTATCAAACCTGACCTTCTTCAACCTCTCGACATCGACATAGTTTTTCTTGTTGATGTTGCCCTTCTCATCCTTCTGATAAACCCGCTCGTTGTCGACCTGCCGCTTGGTTTCATGCTCTGGCGAATTGCTCGAATAGCTGGCGCTAAAGCTGTACTGGAGGTCGATGAGCCCGCCGCCCGAGCCGCCGATAGTGCAGATGCCTTTCGTGGCATCGTCCGCAGGCGGCAAGACGCGCGCCGGGCCGGGCCGGATGTTGGGCAACACTGCTGGTCGGACGACTACCTCAAAACCAGCCATCACACCGCCTCCAGGTCGTAGCCGCTTGAAATTTTGAGCTCAGTGACCTGCACGGCATAATCGCTGGAAAACTCGCGGGTCATGCTCTTGAGCTTGAAGGTCGCCTTGGTTTCCACCGCCTTGAGTGCGTTGCCGACCGAAGTGGATCGCGCCTGCACCGCTTTCTGCAATTGCGCGGCGTCCTCGTCGGTGATGTACGGCGTGATGATCGGCGGGACATTCCAGTGGGCGTGGGTGAAGATATAGTCACCTTGCACGGATGCGGGATTCTCGACCACCAATGGCTGGTCGATGACATCCTCGACCCGCAGCGCGGACGTGAAGTCGAGCCCGTCATCATTTGGATTGGCATTCGGCGGCTGGTAGCCGACCGAGGTATCGAACAGGACGATGCGGCCGGTGAACTGCTGATAATCGGCCCCGGTGTAATTGGTGCTGCAATAGGTCGGCGTCCCGCCCGCTGCCACTGCCGATCCGCCGCGGCCGATGGCGCAGCCGATGCGAAGCTCGCAGGCGATGCGGCCATCCGAACCATCCAGCGCGAGCGAATAACCAATGACCTTGCCGAGCGCCTCACCGACACGCGGCTCGACCAGAAACGCATTCTTGCGCAGCGTGATCTCGGGCATGCGCGCGAGCTTAGGGGCAAAGGCGATCTCCACCACCCTCGCTCTTTTCAGCAAGTGCGCGCGCGCCAATACGATCAGATGCTCGAGACTGCGATTGCCGCGCTCGGTCGCAATGTAGGAGCGCCGGCGCACATCGCCGATCGGCACATAGGCATCGGTGCCTTCTCCCAGCAGTTCGCTCAGGTTGACCGATTTGACGTCATCGATCCGCAATGCCTCACCATCTTCAGGGTCGGTCAGAACATGTTGCACATCGGCAATCAGCGAAAACGACACGCGATCCGTGCATGGCCGATTGGCTGAATAGCCCGCCACCAAGCTTACCGTCGTGTAATGCAACGGCAGCGCGGCGCCAACCGCCGTATAGCTGCGGCTCAACGCCGTGCTTGAACCAGATTCCCCCGGTATGCCGAACGCTGCCTGTACCTTGCCGATCGTCACAGAGCTCCGGTCGGAAGTCACGATCCTCGGGTAGGAAATATACGAGGGCGCGGTAATGAAACTCTCCGTCTCCGTTATCGTGGTGTGTGTGGTCGATGGACCAAACCACGACGTGTCGGGGAAGATGACCGTGATGTCGGAACCCGTGGTCTTGCTCTTGACCGATAAATCATACGGCGTCGAGGCGGATGCTTCGGCGACCACCCAGCCGTCGCCAATCGTGGTCCCGGCCTTCGGCCAACTATCGTTCGTCAAGGTATACGATGTGATGTAGTTGCGGCCGCCATCTGGCCAATTCCGGCACAGATAGCTGCCCAGTTCGACGAGCCCCTGCGCTTGTTGCGTCCAGGCATATTCGGCGATGACATCGACCCGAGCCAACGGGCCGCTGGTGAGTGTGAGACCCAATCCGTCGTAGAGCACCGTGCCGTCTTCGCTGGCACCGTCGAACTCGATCAGGCCGTCCTCGCCGGTGATTTCGTCCGAGACCGTGAGCTCGTGGGTCTCGCGATCATAGTGCCAGATCGCGCTATAGCCTTCGAGCACGACCTCCGGGTCCGTGCGGCGATCCTTGTCGATCACCACCTCGTCGTAATACGGCAGCACGCGCAGCGTCTCGGCCAAGGCCTCCTTCTGCGCCACGAGGTCGATCGGCCGCGCGACAAATTCCAACGTGACGAGTTCCTCGAAGATCGAGGTCGGAACGCCGACGAGCCGCCCGCGGAACCGGACGAGATCCGGCCCGCAGTCAAGCGCAAACCAGCACCAGATTTTGCGGCCGGGACCGAGCAGGCCGATGGCATTGCCGGCGACGTTGCGCGGCCGGCGGACCACGACGGTGAGGCTCGCCGGATCGCCCTCGTCTTGCTTAAGTGTGAAGCTGAAGATGTTCTCGTCCCAGCGTAGATGCTCGGGCGCGAACGTACCCTCATCTGGATCGATCCAGGCAAAGTACGGCATGCCGGCAGGCATCAGGCGATCACCCTCTGCTCGGCCTCAAGCGTCCAGGCCACCTCGGCCGCCCACTCGTCACGCGACGTGTTCCAGGACGTCACCTTGGCCAAAATAGTCAGCACCTCGCCTGCGCCATCGGTGCCGCCGCTGCCGAGGCCGGGGATGCATGTGATGGTGACATCCATTCCCGGCCACACATCGGTGAGCTCGGGCGCCTCGTGATCGGTGCAGGTGATGCTGACCTTGTGCTGCCGGAACTGCGCGACAGAGATGTCGGCGAGCTCGCCCCGGCAATCGCGCGCCAGGCTTTTGGCCTGGTCGATCGGCGCCAGCGTCATGGTGATGCCGCGCACAGCGTAAGATGAAAAATCGATGTCGTCGATTGTCAGCAGCGTGTAGGGCGGACGGGTGGGATCGAGTGGCATCAGGAGTACCGGCTCGGCTTCCGGCCGCCCGATCTGATTTGGCTCATCGCCGAGGCCCGCCGCAGCGCCTCGACCGCCCGCTCGTCCGTGTATGCGACCACCGTCCCGCCACCCGGCAATCCCAGCTCGAGCCGGCCAAGGTTGCGCGGAATGCCACCTCCGCCGCCACCGGCGAAGGCCGGAAGCGCCATCGGCCCCATCGCCAGCCCGCCGAGCGCGAAGCCGCCCATGCCGCCGAGCCGCAGCGCCTCGAGCAGTTGCAGGACGCCGGGCCGCTGCACCGCGTGCGCCGGGACGATGTACTCACCACGACTAAGCCAGGCCAAGTTGGAATCGCTCGTCCCCGTCCCGCGGCCGCCGAGCAGACCGCCGCCAGCTTTGCCGCTAGCGCTCGTCAGCTTGCCGGCATCATTCGCTATGCTCTGCAAGACATCGATCGCCTTACCCAGCGTCTCGTCTATACCCTTGGCCATTTTATAGACATCCCAGCCAATTTTATTCAGATCATCAAATACTTTGAATGCCACGCCTTTAAGTGCTTCATTTATGCTCCCCTGGGCATCCATGCCGGCTTGCGCCGCGCTCTTGATGATGTCGAACACCCGGTGCAATTTCTCAGGCAGGCCGGACAAAAAACCGGACATTTGGGAGGAGCTGACCTCGCCGCCGCTGGCATAAGCCGGTATCAGGCCGCCAGCCGCATGCCCTGCGAGACGCCCGGAACGGCGCAACGCCTCGAGAAATGCCAACACGCCGGGCTGCTGCACCACACGCGCCGGGACGATGTATTCACCGCGCGAGACCCAAGCCAAATTGCTGTCCGACGTGCCGCTGCCCCGCCCGCCGAGCAGGCCGCCACCGGCCATACCTTGCGTGGCGGGTGCGGCATCGGACGACGACCCGCCCCCTTTGCCGCCGAACAGCTTCGCCACCATTGCATTCCAGGCATCCACGACCCACTGCCATGCATTGGCGATCGGCGTCGTGACCCATGCGGTGAGCGCTGCCGTGGCCTGATCAATGGCGGTTTTGACACCCGTCACGGCGCCGTTGAACGTGTCCACGACCCACTGCCATGCATTGGCGATCGGCGTCGTGACCCAGGTTTGAATGAAGCTCGCCAAGGACTCGGATGCCTCTGCGATCAATCCCACAACCGCATTGAATGTGTCGACAATCCACTGCCAGGCATTCGCCACCGGCGTCGTGACCCATGCGGTGATGAGGGCCGGGGCAGCACTTATTGTTTGTCCGAGCAATGCGATGGCGGCGTTGAAAGTATCAACAATCCACTGCCAGGCATTACCAACCGGCGTCGTAACCCATCGCTCGATGAAACCGGGTTGGGCTTGTCCCTCGACCTCCCCGAAAACCGCGTTCCATTTATCGACGATCCACTGCCAGGCCTTCGCCACCGGCGTCGTAACCACTCTATTGATGGTTCCAGCCAGCCGTTCTACCGCCGGCTGCAGCATCTTCATCCACGCGATCCAGGCATTCGCCACTGGCGTCGGGACAAATGCCGCAACCAGGCTCGCGGCCTTGCCGGCGAGTTCCGAGAACTGTCGGCCGAGTTCCTGCCAGAACGCCATGGTCGACACCGTCTTGCCGATCTTGGTGCCGACCTCGAGAATGGAGGCACCGAGATTGACCCAAGCGGCCTTCAGTCGTTGCTGTCTGACGATCTCGGCGGCTTGCTCGTTCGCCAGATCGATCTGCTTTTGCTTGAACTCTTCGAACTTATCCGCCGGCGGGAACAGCGCATCCCACGCCTTGCTGAGCCGCAACGAGGCATCCTCGAGCGCCTGGGTGCTCTCCTTGACCTTGTCGAAATTGGCGGCCGTCTCGGGGCCGATGGCCACGCCGCCTTCGCGTATTTTCTGGAATAGGTTTGGTATTCGTCCGAGCGTGTCGGCGACGTTGCTGGCTTCGCTGCCGTACTGGCGGATGCTGTTGACGGCGGCCTCGTCAATACCGAACTGCTTGCCGATGGCGAGCGCATCCTTGATGTCGGTCGCGGTGGCAATGATCTGAACGAGGGCCTGCACAACGCTTGCACTGCTGCCTTCCGCCTGCTCCGCCACACCCCGCAATGCGATCTGAACGGCCGTTATTTTTCTTTCCGCCGTCACCGCTTCGTCAAACTTGATGTCCTTCTGCCCTGCGATAATCTTGTCGACCTGCTCAACAACCGTAAACAACGAGGTGGCTATCGCCTGGGCCCGCGCCTTCTGCGCGTCGGCCGCTGCGGTCGCGGCATCGGACGTCGCCCGCTGGGCGTCCTGCACCGATTTCTCGGCCGCCACCCGGCCAGTCGTTAATTCAAGAAGCTGCTTGTCGATGTCGGCCAGCTGCCGGGCTGCGCCATAGGGGGCGCGCGCGCCGCCCTGCTGCTCCAGCTTGATCTGCGACTCCAGCAGCGCCTTCTGGGTCTCCAGCACCCGCTTGTTGGCGGCGTCGACCTTGTTGGATGCGTCTTCGATCTCATTGGCCGAGGCTGTCAAAGCCCTACCAATGTCGAGCAGGGACATCTGCCTTGCTATATTATCGACGACCTTGCCGAACGTCTCTGCGCCAATGCCAAGATGCTCAAACGCCTGCTGTCCGATTTGTAGTTCGTGAATGGTCTCGCCAGTAGCCTCGGACAGGTTGATCAGGTTCTCGTAGAGCCGCGCGCCCGCCAAGCCGCTCTCTGAAAACGCGCTGCCCATCGACTTCGCGGCCTTGGCGACGTCTTCGGCGGCCTTCGCTGCCGACGACGAGACTTTGGCGATGCCTTCAGAGGCTCTTACGATGCTGTCGGTAGAACTATCAAAGACCCCGGCGAGCTTGGCAGTCTCGGCGTTGAGCTTGGCAATCTCGGCCTGGGCCTTGTTGTACTCGAGGGAGGCCTTGACGATCGCGTCGCTCTGTTCCGCAATGCGTGGACTAAGAGCGCCGCTGACGGTCTTGCCCAATACAAGGGCGAGAAATCCAAGAGCAGCAAGCGCAAGCCCTATCAGCGCAACTGCCTTGCCGGCACTTGCCGTCGCTTCTTCAAGTGCCGCGGCGGTTTGGCCGACTGCCGCGCCGGTCTTGACGGCCTCCAGGGCGAACAGTGACCAGAACCGAACCGCGTCCTGCGCCGCCGCGCCAGACTGAGCGACTTGTCCCGAGGCCTGCTCGGCAGCCCCGCCTGCCTTGACCATGCCTTCGGCGGACTTTTCCCCCGCTCCACCGAGCGCAGTGAGATGGTCGGCCACTGGCGGGGCACTCTGGGCAATCTGGCCCAAACTCTCGCCTGTCCCCTTGGCCGCCTCTCCGACCACGGTGACGCCTTCGGCCGCCTTCGTCCCGTCCTTGCCGACCTTGGCCAGCCCCTCGCTGGTCGCATCGGCGGCCTGGCCGACCTTTTCGAGAGCGGGAGCCGCCTTCGATCCGGCCTCTTCAATCTGTGCCGCGAAGCTCTGCATGGCCTCGGTGGCCGCGGCAATCGCTTGCGCGAACTTGGCAAAAGTGTCGCCGCCGATCTGCTGAGCTGCGTCGTGGATCTGGTTGAGCGATTTCTCGCCAGCCTTGCCCATATCCTCGAGTTGCTTCTGGACCTCCTCGCTGCCCTCAAGGCTGATGCGCTGCTTTATGGCCATCGATCAGTCCTTGATCCGCTGCTCATAGAATTCCGTCATGCGCCCTGCGGCCCGTTCGAAGATGGCGTAGAGATCCAGACGCTTGCGGATGTTGACCTGGCTAACGCCGACGAACAGCGGCCCGAGTTTCCGATTGCCGGCGTCGAACAACAGCGGCGGCTTGCCCGCGACGTTCACCGACACCAGTTTGCCGCCATATTGACGTGGCGAACGGATACCGGCCGGCAGGTTCCGCTCGAGCGGCAGCCACAGCAATGGACGGCCTGCGATCGTGGCGCCGCGCTCGAACACCCCGGCAAACGGGATGGTGTTAAAGATCAACGCCGCCGGATCGCCGCCCTTGTTCGGGTAGAACCTGGAGCGCAGCGCCGCCTGCCAGCGCGCCGGGAAGCCTGCCGATGCGATGTTGGCCCGGCCCTCCTTGACCGCCAGCTTAGCAACATCCTGCACGGCGCCGGCCTTGGCCTCGTCGATATTCTTCGCGATCTCCTTCATCAATCGATCAAAGACCGCTTCCTGCGCCGAAAAAACGAGCTTCATGCGCGAATGGCACCACTAAACAAAGGCGTGGCACGATCCGACAAGACCGCGGGCAATGGCCGGCTATAAGGTTTGCCCCTCATTGGATGAATGGCCGGGACCATGTTTTTGAAATTTCCATGCTGGATATGGGGCATCGCGGCCGGGGCGGTGACATGAGCAACCCGGCTGCACCCTACTTCACCTACTACATCATCCTGCTCGCGTTTGGCCTCATCGCACAACATCGCGGACGCAACGGCCTCTACTGGTCGGCTTTGGCGCTATTCATCACGCCAATATTTGCCGGATTGCTGCTGTGGCTGATGACCCGGAAGCTGGAAGCGACCGCGCTCCCGCAGGCTGAGCGCTATCGTGCCGCCTCTACCCGCCCAATTCCTTGAGCGTCTTCTCGATCGCCTTGCCGTCGCCTTGGGCACCCAAGGCCGCGGTCCAGAGATCGTTCGCCCGCTCCATGCGGTCGAGCTTCCCGCTGAATTCGAGATAGGCCGAGAGCTGGCGCGGCGTCAGCGTCATTGCAAAGTCGGGGGGGAAGCCGCGTCTGATGAGGGCTGTGATGCTGATGGCGATTTCATGGAGCGCAGTTTTTTCGGTTTTCTTGCTCCTTCGCCCGCGCCCATGATGCGCATCAGCCTCTCGAGGAAGGAGCGAGTCCCGTTTGGGCAAGTAAGTCTCCAGATCGGTTCTAAAAGCGCCGCTTGATTTTCCATCACCATGGCGCCGGCAACCTGCTCGTATTTCTCATCACCTGGATGGCCGCACCCGGCGGCAATAACCGGCGCAACCGCCGCGCCAAGCTGCTCGATCAATCGCAGCACAACGCTGGGGTTGAACCCGCCCCTGAACAAGTCTCCGACATTCGGGAATCGGGAGATGATGGACGCGGCATCGTTGAAACTCAGCCCGCGCACGCTGATCCGGTGCCCGTCGATCCAGACAGCCTCGCAGGCCGTCGACGGTGCAATATCCAACAGGTCAGCCATGGTTTGTCCTTATGCCGTTGCCGCTTCGTCGCGGACGGTGAATATCCCGAAGTCGCCGTCGTCGCCCTTCTGCACCTCGGCCTCGATCTCCAACGTCGAGAAGTCATCGGCATCGGTGATGAAGCTAAAGTCGCCGGACGGGTTGACCGAGGCGCGGCCGATGTAATCGACCTGCTGGCCGATCTCGTTGGTGCCCACGACCTTGAACACGCCGGCAACCTCGGTTTTCTTGAACGCCGATATGGTGACGTTGCCGTCGGTGTCGGTGCCCTTCTCGCCGAGCGTGAAGATGGCGAGGTTTTCTCCATTGATTTCGTCCAACGTGATCTTGATGGTCGCGCCGGTCTGGGTGATGGCGGTGAAGTCCTTCACCTTGACACCCTCGCGCGACGAGAAGTGCTCCTTCTTCTCGATCGTCGGCGTCCAGACGAACGAGGGCGCGTTGCCGAGGTCGACGAAGTCGGCAGCGCCGTCCTCCTTGAACGAAACGATGCCTTTGCCGATGTGATAGTTCTGGATCGATGGGCTTGCGGGCATGGCTTATAGGTCCTTTATTTTGAGTGAGTATTTGAACATGAACTGCGCACGCAGAGCGCCCTGCAGCGAGCGCCCCCAGCCTAGGTCGGTCTGGCAGCCAAGGTAGCGGATCGCGCCGTTGCCGAACCTTCCGGTCCTCACGATCGTCTCGTTCAGCGCTGTATCGGTCAGCACCCGCCGGATCAGCTCGCGCCGCAGGGTGGTGAGCTCGGACCCGACCTCGTCGGCTTGCTGCGCGATGACGATCTCGGGCTGCATGCGCACGACGGTCGGCCGGTTGGCGGGCCGCATCGACAGGTCGGACGCGTCGTCGGTTTCCTCGTCGCCATCGAACACGATCGCGGCCGGCAGCTTGTCTTCCGGGATGTCGGGATCGTTGCGCAGCGCCGAGCGGATATTCGGAATGCCGGCGACCACCTCGAGCAGGCGCGCCAGGATGTCCTCGCGGACGTCGATGCTCATCGCGCCCTTCTGGCTGAAATGTAACCAGTCACGTTCACCGACCCGCCGCCGAAGGTCGCCTGCGCCACCAGGTAGACATTCTTCTGGGTGGCCGAGTTCGATGTGCACTGCCCGGTCGGGTACACCTGCCGCTTGCCCGACGTGATCGAGCTGGACCAAATCTCGGCCAGGGTGCCGAACCCGATCGTAATGTCATTGTTCGACGGCAGCGTAGCCGGCGTGCCGCTGATCCCGGCCGACAATGAGTTCGGTCCGGTGGACGTCGGCGTGAAGATGACGCAGCCCCAGATGCCCCAGTCGCCCGGCGGCAGGATCAACGTGGTGACGTTGGCCGACACGGCTGTGACGAGATTAAAACCGACAGTGTTGCTGGCAGTGAGGTACTCGCCCTTGTCGCCAGCAGCTGCCGGCGACCCGTCGATGACGCCCTTGGTAGGCGCTGGGACGAAGATCAGGTTGTCGGTGCCGAGCCTGGCTGAGTTTCCAGCATTGGCGCTGACGGCCGACGGGCCTGCCGGTCCAGTCGCACCGGCCGATCCTGGCGCGCCGGGAACGCCCTGCAAACCCGCATCGCCTTTGTCGCCTTTTGGTCCTTGCGAACCAGTCTGGCCGGCGGCGCCGACGTCGCCCTTGGGACCTTGTGGGCCGGCGGCTCCTGCATTCCCCTGCGGACCAGGCGTGCCTTGTGGGCCTTGTGGTCCCTGTGCGCCCGGCTCACCTTGCAGCCCTTGCGGCCCGATCGGCCCCGGCTCGCCCTGCGGGCCTTGTGGGCCGGGCGTTCCTTCCAGCCCTGGCGCCGTGAGCGTGCCGCTGACAGCGAGGTCGCCGTTGAGTGTGATGTCGCCGTTTATCGTGCCGCCTCTATGCACGTTGAGGTCGGCAGCACCGGCGACGATAGACGCGCGAGCCGCACCTTTGAGCGGAAGCTTGGCCTGACTGATCACGCCGCCGATCGAGGAATAACGCACGTACTCGCGTGTAAACTCGCAACTCTGCGCGCTGCAATTCCGCGCTGTCGCCTCGACGAGTTCGAAGTCGCTGCCTTCCTCGAGCAACAGGGTAACCGGATCGCCATCGCGCACGCCGGCATCATAAGGGCGCATATAACGTGGGTTTGGATCGGTCACCTTAACCGGGCCGATGCCCAAGGTCGCCGTCGGGCACTCGACGCGATCGAACGGCGTTCCAAGAACCACGGCCATCAAATCGCTCCTCCTGAAATCGATCGGCTAGAAACAGAAGACGATGCGAAGCCGCCGCCGTTGCCGCCGCCGTTGCCGTCTGCCTGCTCCTTCAGCAGCAACCGCACCTCGCCCTCATCCTCGCCATTCGGGCTGCCACGCAACTCATAGGACCGCACCGTCCAGGCTCGGCCGTTGAAGACTATCATTGCGCCGAGCCAGACATCGCGTGTGATACCTTTGGCGGTGAGTTCGGGTATCCGGGCGAACGCGCCTGGTCCGACGCTGCGCACCTCGGCGGCCTGGGTTCCCGCCGAGACTGGCAACACCTTCGGCCGGGTGTCGTCGATGACAGTGATCTCACTGCTGCCGATAACTGCCGGCACGCCGAGTTCGGCATAGACCGGGTCGTAAAGCAGTGCGCTATAGTCGATGGTCACAGCGTCAGCTGCTCGAATGCGAGCCACGTGCCCTCGACGTGTACGATGTCGCGGCCGTCGCGGTGCAAGGACTCCACCACATCCTTGACGTCGACCGTGCCGAGGTCATGCACGTCATGCCAAACGATGATCCCACCCGGCCTGACGATCGCCCTCGCGATCGCGCTATCGTGCTCGACGGCCGCGCGGCCGTGGTCCCCGTCGATGAAGACCACGTCGGCGGGTGGCAAGTCCTGCGGCGTGAGATCGAGTGATCCACGCGGGCGCACCACCATGTGAAACCGCGCGTCGTCCTTGACCAGCTCGCCCGGATTGGCGGGCACCTCGTGACGCTGCACTGCCTTCGCCGGTACATAGCCTGGCATCACGTCGATCCCGGTATAGCGTTCGATACCCGGCACATTGGCGAGGATCGCCTTGGCCGTGCGGCCGGCATTGACGCCAATCTCGATGACGTGGCGGGGCGACACGCTGCGCACCAGCGCGATCAGCACCTCGAGCTCGCCGGGGTTCATGTAGCGCCGCGGCAAGCCGGCCCAATCGATGGGCCGCACGTCAAATCGCGATTGCGGAACGGTCGGCAGCGACATGCATGTGTGTCCACGAAATGAGCGATGCGTGCGTGAGCTTGGACGAGATCGATGTCCTTGTTGCACTGGTGCTGGGGCAGGAAGCAGTTGCACGGCCGCACTGGGTCGATGCCGAGCGTGGGCGCGAAGCGCGCGCCATACGCATAGAAGCGCGACGACTCGCGCCCGCCGTAGACACCGATCACCGGCGTGCCGACAGCTTGCGACAGGATCAACGCGAAGCCGGGCGAGCAGAAGGTGAGCGCAGCGGATGCGATCAAACCAATCATGGCCTCGGCGTCCAGCTCGCCCGCGTGCAGGACAACGTCGGCATCCAGATGGTCGCCACAAATCCATTCGACGCCGTCGACCAGGTCGGCGATCGACACCACGAAGAACCGGGAGCGGATGGCGTTGTAGATCGCCGCGTAAGCCTTCGGGTCTGGATTGCGGGTGGCGCAGCCGCCCCACTCGGTGCGGTCGACCAGCGGGCGCAGCACCATGATAGGACGGCCGGGCCGTGGGCGAACGATGTGCAGTGCCTTCGCGCGCCATGCCTGCGGCACCGGCAACGAGAAGTCCGCGCCGTCGAGCTCCTGACGCAGCGTATAGCGCAGCATGCCGCCCAGGATGGAGCCCGAGGCGCGAATGCACGTCGTGTCGTACCAGATCTTTTTTTTCTTTGGCGGGATGATTGTCCGCCGCAGGCGCGCATAGCTTTCGCTCTCGCGCAGAACGTTCTTGCGTTGGGTGCGCAGCGTCGTTCGGGCCGGCGGCAATACCGCAAACCGCTCGCCGACGAGGTCGTGATAAAGGCACGGCCACGGGGTGTGGAGCCACACGTCCGAATCCGACGTCGCGAGCACGCGGCGCACGAGCGCGCGCTGGTGCACGTTGTCGCCGAGCCCGTGCATGCCATCGAACACGATCGGCGCGGTCATCTTCATGCCGCCACCCGCCGCTCGAGCACGTCGGTGAGCTCGACGACCGGCCACAGGTCGGCGTAGGCGCTGGGACCGGCGATGAGCAGCGTGATCCCCATGGCCCGCAACGGCTCGACCATTGTGGCGATATCGCCGCGATGGCGATCGTAGCGTTCCGGCTTCGGGCCCCAACGGTGCGGCTTGTGGTGCCACACCGTGCCATCCGGAGCCGCCTTGCCGTCGGCGCCGAGCCAGACGATGGTGCCGCCCTGGCCAACCAGGTGCGCCGCCAGGTTGGTCGCGGCGGTCAGCGACGTCCACTTCTGCGTCAGGGTGTCGGGCGCGCGCGCCAGTCCAGGCGGCTTGCCTTTGCGGCACAGCAGGACTTTCGGTTGATCGCTTAACATAGTCGATGTGGTGACGACGCGGCCGGCAAAGCCGGCGACCGCTGCCTTGTTCTCTGGTTCGTTCCACCAGCGCCAATCGCCGAAATATAGATAGTTGGCCCACGGCACCGCATGGACGCTCGAGTTGATGACGATCACGCGCCGCCCGCGCAACTGCTCGAGGTCGTGCGCGAGCACGGACGGACCGCCGGCAATGACGAAGCAGCATTCCCCCGGCCACTCGCGCGGTACCGACCAGAACGGCATCGACTTACCCATGGATAATGCGCCACGTCGGCAATCCCAGCAGCATGGCCACGATCATGTACAGAACGATCAGCAGCACCACGAGCAAGTAGAGCCGCTGCACATTCCAGTCGATGCTGTAGCTGAACCACTTCGCGACCATGACGATGATCGCGCCGATCAGCACGAAGATGGCGGCCACGATTGCGGCATTGATCAGCCCGAGCAATAGTCCCGTCAATGACATGGCAACCGCTCCAAGTCCTCAAGCTGACGCACTGGTGTAATCCCCCCAGGACCGCGCGCCGCGCAGTTTGGTTACTTCCTCGCGCAACTCGCGCACTTGCTCTTTCAGCTTGCGGACTTCTTCTCTCAGATCCGCCAATGCATCTTCGCTCATATCGGATGCCCGTTGATGGTCATGCGACACCCAGCCGCCGGAACGGCCGGATGAGATCGATCACCGGTGCCGACAGAAACCCGGAATTCGCCGTTGCCGTCGCCGAGGTGAAGTAACTGATCCGCGTATCGCCGTGGCTGATATCGCGGATGCTCGGGTCGCGCCCACCGGATGACCTGACTTCGAACACCGCCTCGATGACTGCCTTGGCGAGCCTGGCCGGCGCCCCTTCCGGCAGATCGTAGCCGCCCGAATAGGCGACCGTGATCTTGTTCTCCCAGACGCCGTCCGGCATCCAGATGCGTCCGGTCGGCGGGTCGAATTCGTAGTCGGCCGCGGTGGCGCCCAGTGTCGAGATCTCGATCACCTCGACCACCGGATAGAGCGACAGCGTCAACGCCTGCCGCGTCGGCAAGACTTCGTTGCGATCGAACGTAAACGTTTCCAGGCATTCCGCGCGCCCAAACCGCCGGTCGCAATATTCCGCAATGAGCCGTGATTGAAACGTAATGGCGGCCTGCAGCGCCGCATCGTCCGCGCTGCCTTCGATCCCGAGCGCGAGCTTGAGGTCGTCGAGGCTGACCAGGTCCGGCCCGGCGCTGTCGGTCGACTCGTCGATGATCTCGAGGATCGAGTGCATCTACTTGAACCTGACCGGCTCGAGCGGCCCGCCCTTGTCGTCCGGCCGAAAGTCACGGCCGTCGGCGCCGCGCTTGACGGCGAGGCGCCAGTCGTCCGACTTGCCGGGTTTCGCACTGGTCTCGACCTGGGCAATGAACAGCGACCCGCCGTGGCTGACGGCGTCCCCTTGCACATAGGCCCGCTCGGTCCAGACCCCGGCGTCGAGCACAAGCGCCGTCTTGATCTCGTGAACGGTGCCGGCGAGCGATACCTGCAGCGTGCGCCCGCCATCGACCGAGGTTACCTTGGCGGCCTTCAGCACCTGCGCGATCCGCTCGTCGATGTGTTCCTGCAGCAACGTCAAGTCGCTCGCATTGCGGCCCGGCTCGCCTTTCTGGCCGCGTGCGCCATCCTTGCCGTCGAGGCCGGCGGCTCCTGCCACGCCAGGCTTCCCCGGTTCGCCGCGCTCGCCCTTGTCGCCCGCGTCGCCTTTTGGCCCACGCTTGCCTTCCGGTCCAGGGGCGCGCGCCAGTGCGCGAACCTCGTCCAGCGCCCGCCGTGCCAGCGCCAGGCCAGTGCCCAGTCCCTCGAACAGCGTATATGACGGAGCGGGAATGGCCGCCGGCTTCTCGCTCATGCCGTGCCCCTCATGCTGCCAGCAGCCACACGACCACGGCGTCGTCATCGTCCTGCCGGCCAGCCGCAACTGCTTCCAGGCCGCCAATCACACCGAACCCATTGCCGCGCACGCCGATGGAACCCGCACCGTCGATCTCGAGGCCGAGAACGGCCGCCGCCGCCCCCTTCGCGCCACGGACGCCGCTGGCTGCCGCCTTGACCGTGAGAGGTGCTTGGCCCTGGCCGCGGGCGCCGGCCGCACCAGCGGCCTCGCCAGCAAGACTGGACAGCACTCCAGCGCCGACACTGGTCGCAACAACGACGCCGTGCGCCTCGCCTTCAAGCGCCGGGAGTATTCCGTAACCGACGCCCTCGACCGGAACCGGCCGCGGCTTCGGCAACCAGCCGCCGCCATAGGCCGGCGGCTGGGCGACCTCGCCAGTGACCTCGCCCGCAAAGACAGCCGCATCGGCGGCCTCGGTGGCGGCCAGCACACCGAACGCTGCCCCGGCATCGACGATCGCGCCCGCTGCAGCGAACGTATCGGCGGCCTCGACCGCGGCCAATGTGCCGGCGATGCCAGCGCCGACCAGCGTGCCGCTGCCGGCGAATGTGTCTACAGCCTCGGTTGCCGCCAGTGTGCCGGCAGCGGCGACGCCCCCAGCAAACGCTACGGCATCGCTTGCTTCGGTGGCGGTGAAAACCGCGCGCCAGGAAACCGACCCAGCCAATGCCGCAGCATCGGCAACCTCGGCCGCTGCCAACGTGGCAACGCCCGTGTCCTTTTTGCCGCTGCCGCCGCCCTGAGCTTTTACGCCCTGCTGTGTTCGGACGTGATCGGGCATTTCAAGCCGAGTGCGTGATCGTGGCTGCGGTGATCGACAGGTTCTGGCCCGCCGTGATCGAGACCGAGTTCAATTGAATGTCGCCGCTGCCGGCGCCCACAGTCAGCCCGGAGATGACGACGGTGCCGGTGCTATCCTTGATGCGGGCGATCGCAGCGGTGCCGGTATTGTCGGCCGAGGTGTCACTGCGTGGCAGGCCCGCCATCGTGATCACACCACCGCTCTCGGTAAACGACGGATCGGCGAGCGTGATGGTGGCCAGCACCGACGCATATGCCGCGGTACAGATCTCCAGCGTGCCGGGACCGGAGCCGGCATCGACAGCGGTGATGACCGCCGCCATCCGAACGCTTTTCAATGAAGTGGCGTAATTAACGGTCATCGTTCGGCATCACCAATCGAAACGACTGCAGTCGCACCGGGCTGTTGCGGAAGATTCTGGTCGTGTTCAGCTTGATCACCGCGTCAGAATTCTCGTCGCCGACATCGCAGGAAAAGACCGGGCTGCCATCGGCTGCCGTGATGCGCGCGCCTGTTGCATTGCCTTGCGCCACTGCGGCGTCCTCCTCGGCAATCCTGTTGAACACCAGCTCACCGCCGACCGCTTCCTGGGCGGCCGGATTGGACAATGGCAGCACTGCCAATGTGCCGGTGTCCGACAGCAGCTCGATGCTGCCGCCGTTCATCATCTCGGCGAGCACGTCGAGCATGGCATTACTCGCCGCCTCGGACAGGTTGACGATCATGGCTCGTAGACCGGCACAAAGGCGCCGCTATCGTCGCGATCGATGCGCGTGACCCTGGGGGCCGGCGTTTCACGTGACACAATCGGCGGCAGCTCGTGCAGCAGGCGGGCCGCGCTCGCAACCTCGACGGCGAGTTCGGGCGGCAGCACGGCCGCCGCCACATTGGCCAGCGCTTCACCGACGCACTGTTGCACGATCGGCGTCAGCGGCTCGACCACGCCATCGGCTCCTTTCTCGCCGGGCGCCCCTGGGCTTCCTGGCGGCCCTGGTGGCCCTTCCGGCCCGAGATCGCCCTGCGGCCCTGGCAGTCCCTGCAGGCCTTGCGGGCCGCTTTGGCCTTGCGGCCCCGGCTCACCGGCGTCGCCCTTCTCGATCGGCCGCGCCTCGATCTCGGCCAGGCGCGCGGCGAGCGGCGCCAGCGCATCGGCCATGACGGTCGCAGTCTGCTGTTCGTGATCGGCGAGCAACTCGCCCAGCACTTTGGCCCAGTTTATTTGGTCAGTCATTGCAGACTTGACTCACCTCTTTCCGAATCGGACATTGACGACGCTGTGCGGGACTTGACGCGACGCGACGTGACAAGACGCGAATAGACGTGGCGAGGCAGGGCAAGACACGGTAGGGCAAGGCAAAGGATGGCGGCCGAGATGTGTCCCAATCATTTCGGTCGCCACTTTTATTAAGCCGCACGACGCAGTTTCTCATCGCGATAGCGGCGAGTCGCCAGCAATGCGATACTGGTTGCCTTCTCAGCATCAGCCGGTGACGGCGTTGGCGGCGCCTGGTCATTTGCAGGCGGTGCGGCCGGCGGCGACTTCGATGCAAACGGATCGTCCTGCGTGTCGCGCTTGGCCAGTGCCGCTAGCGAGTAATTCTGCTGCTGAAGGTAGGGCGACTCGCCGCCCTTGACCGGCTTGAGGTCGAGCTTGCCGCGGCCCTCGTTCGGCGCCATCACACCGGCGCCGACCGCATCGCGGACGGTGGTGACCAGCGTGATCGAATCCATCCGCAACAGCGTCTCGATGTCGAATTCGGTGCCGAGATCCGTGCCCGCAAGACCGAGGCCATAATCGAGCAGTTCCTCGATCTCCTCGATGTGGCTTTGCAGCGCCTGCGAATAGTACTCGACGTTGAGCGCCTGGACGTTGTTGTAGCTCGGCAGCGCACCGACGCCGACCTTGTACGGCGGCACGTGATAGACCGAGCACACAACCTCGGCCGACCATTTCAGGTTTTCGATCAACTGGCCCTCGACGTGGGTCATTGAGACCTTTTCGTATTTCAAGCCTCCGCCCAGCACGGCGACTCGACCATAGTTGGCGCCCCCGAAGCGGGTTTCCCATTGCTCCTTGAACCGCGTCTGCTGGACGTCGCTGATCTCGCCCGGCGCGGTAATGATGCCGCCAGGTGTCGACGAGTTCTCGAACAACAGCGCCGAAGCCCGCTGCGCGTTGAGGCCCAGCATCGAGGATAAGCCGCTGGCGAATACCGGCGGCGTGCCGACCAGCGGGTGGAACAGGCAATTCATCCGGTCGTGGATGATATCGCGCGCCGGGACGACGATCTCGCCGATGCCCGCGAGGTTATCGCTGCTCAGGCGGTAGAATACGGCGCTGTCGTCGCCATCGTCTGACACCAGCGGCTGCACCCTGGTCGGATCGAGGACGTGCAGGCCGACGACGACCTGACGATTGTCGCGCACCTTGAGCACGTAGGTGTTGCCGCGGCTGAGTTTTGAGAGCAACCAGCATTCCCAGAACTGATTGCGGGTCTGGTAGGAATTTGGTCGTCTAAGGACGGGACTAAACGCCGAGTTAGTGGTCTCGGTCCAAATATCGTCCTTATCCTGCTCGACCAATTTTACTCGCAGCTTGGCGATGTCGCGCGCGATCAACGTCTTGCATGCAAAGTCGGCATGGAAGCTCGACGCCGTGTCGGTGGTGATCGAGACGTTGCGCTGCCAGGCCCCGGCGAACGGTTCGCGGATGATCGGGAACCATCCGCCGCGGCCTTCCGATACCGAGCTCAACGCCTTCTGCTTCTCACCGGTGAACGGGATCGGCAGGCCAAAGATGCGCACTAGCGTGGTTCCCGTGAAACCTTCGAGATCTCGTGCTGCAGCCGGACAGCACCCCAGCGCTTGTCGATCTCGATGCCGAGCCGGTGCGCTTGCGCGCGCAGATCGTCGAGCGGATCGGTGGTCGCCTTGGTCTCGGCGGCCTGCGCCTTTTCCTCGATCTTGACCGGTGCCTTGGCCGTGGCCGCCTTGGCGCTCGGCCGGTCTTCGGCGAACTGCGCCTTGCGGGCGCCAACCAGGATGCGGGCGTGCATGTCGGTCGCGTCGAACTCGTCGCCGGCCTTGAGCCGCCGCGTGGCGTAGCTGTACGACTTCGTCGCGATCAGTTTGCGCGTCATTTACTCAGTCCCCATGGCCATCTTTGATTGCTCCAGACATCGAGGGCGGGCGGGAGGACAAGCCCGCCCTCGCCGGGACGTTACGCGGTGTGAACCGGGCCGCCCCAATCGGTGCTGGTCAGATACGCAACAGACTGCGTCCGTCCGCGCATCCAGTTGATGATGCGCTCCGCTCTGATCGCTACGGTGTTGGTCTGAAACATAGAGACCAGCGACGTTGCACCGGTTGGCGTACCGGAGTTATGCGCCGGCGCATCCGACATTTCGAGCGAGGCTTCGCGGCTTGCGTCGATCGCAATGTCACCCTCATCCGCCACGAAGATGTCCGAGGCGTTGACAAGCACGACGATATTCATCGCCTTGGTGATGTAATCGCTGGCGATCACCGGCATGCCGATGAGTGTGCCGCCCGCCATACTCATGCCGGGGAATTCCGACTGTCCGAGTGGATTGGTCATCATCGCCAATGCTATTGCATTGTTCGACGACATGATCCAAACGCCGCTCGAGACCGGATTATTGGCCGCCGCGAACTTGGCATACAGCGACCGGATGTCGAGCCGGATGTCGTCGGCGTCATCACCCGACGATACAACCGTTGCGGCCCCGTTGGTGATCGAGGCTGGCGATACTCCCGTCACCGCGGTCTTCGCAGGATCGATGAAGTCGATATCCAATCGCTCCCGCAACGCCGCCGCCAGGCTGTCGCGCACGATCATGTCCGACTTTGGGTTGCTGTAGCGAATCGACTCGTCCGTCAGCGCGCAGATGTTCGCCACTTTCGTCGGAGCGAGCGTCGTACGCGCAAAGTTCAGCGAGGTTAGCGGCTTGGCCTTGCCCTCGCCAACCCAGTAACCCGCACCGCCGCCGGTCTGCGTGATCAATGGCGTATTGAACATCACTGAACGCAGGGCGGGCACGCCGCCGATGCCGAAGCGGCCGAGGATGGTCATCGGCCGAAGATATTCCAGGAAAGCGGCGACCGCATTGGTATCCGTGCCAACGAGATTAGCGGCCCAGTTACCGGAGACCGTCGTGCCGGCCGGGACGTTGGCTTTGGTGAATTCACCGACGACGGCGCTATCGGGGCCGTACATTTCCGCAGCAATATCGGCGGCGGGGCGAAACACCTTCTGCGACAGAGCCAGGCATTTGACCTTCTGGGCAAACAACTGTCCAGGCTCCAGCTTCGGCTGCGGCTTGACGATGATCGAGGAGCCGCGCGCGTCGGAGCCTTCCTGCGCGGTGTTGGCTTTGGTCACCGGCCGAGCCGCGAACGCCTTGGCTTTCTCGACCTGGCGCAAGCGGACCAGATCCTTGTCGATGGCCGCGACCTCGCCTTCGAGCCGGTCGAACTCCTCCGACTCCGCCGCGTCCGAGGTGCGGTCCTCGTCGAGCGTCTTCTGCATCACGGCTTCCATGCGGGTGGCACTCGCCATCCGCTTCGCTTCCAGCGCGGTTATTTGTTCTGCAATGGTCTTCATGGCGCCCTCCTGGGCTGATGTTCGTCCCGAGGCGCCGGGTGGGTTGAGATGCACGACAGCGCGTTGCATGCGGCCAGGCGCGGCCCGCTGCGCGACGTCGATCGACTTGACGGTGGCAATGGTGGTTTGCGCATTAGCCGGGATGGTCACGGCCGAGAGCTCAAGCCAAAGCCATTTGATGAAACGGATACCATTGCCGTCTTCGAGATAGGAATGCTCGAGCGACTTGAAGCCGATCGAGAGGCCCTGCACCAGCCCGGCTTTGATCGACTGCCAGGCCTCGTCGAGCCTATCCTTGAGCTGTCCCGGCTCGGCGATGCTGACCATCTTGGCGACGATCTCGATTCCGTCCTTGGTGACCGTGGCCTTGGTGACGTGACCGATCGGCTGCCGCGAGTCGTGATGAAACAACAGTGGCAAGGGCAGCTTGAACTGCGCGCCGTCCGGCTCGACCACATCACCGAGCCGATCCGGCGTCGGCGTCGTCGCCATGCCAGTAATGACGCGCGCATCCTCATCGACCTGCTTGATGGCAAGCAGGCTGTACGCTCGGTTGAGCATGACGGTTGACCTTTTCAGTACCGGAACATCACGACGGCGAACACGATTGCCACGGCGGCGATGAGCGCGGCGAGGCCCGTCGCTATCACCACGTCGTGGTCTATCATTGCTTTACTTGCCTGTTCTACGTTGTCCAAATAATAGAGCACAAATACTACTGCGAACACATTGATTACTTGATAAATCAAAGTACATTACAAGTATTGGAACGAAGGAAGACAGACATGACCAAGCAAGACCCCATCAAGCAGACCGGCGCCTACCTCGACGCACACTGCGCAGCATTCAACGGCTGGAGCCTTCCGGTAGCCAAGAACGAGTTCGAGCAGCAGGCCATCGACCGGGGCCACTGGGACGGCTCCAAGGCCAGGGAACGGGCACTGGGGGCGTAAGCCCCCAGACCTCCCGCAGGAAGCGGCTTTAGCGCCGCTCTTGGACTTCGCTGCGCTTGACGACCTTTTCGGTGCCGTCCTCGAGCGTGACAACAACCTGGTCCTGACCGTCAGCAAACCCCTGATCACCCTTTTGCGCGTCACGCATGTTGCGGATGTTCTTGCCCTGATATTGACCGTGCTGGCCGCCTTGTCCTTGTCCACCTTCCTGCTGTGCCATGGCAATTTGCTCCTTTGGTTGCCTGGTTGAACTCACTCACGCAAAGAACAACTTATACTCGGGCGTATTCTGCGGCTTCGGATCGCGCACCATCACGGTGACCGCATCCATCAGCGCCATCCACGGGTCGATCTTGGCGTCGCCCGCGCTCTGCTTGGTCGCCCGGATCGCCGTCGCCGTCGGCTCGATCTTCACATTGCCCACGCACCAGTCCATCAGCGCGTTTGGCGCGTGCTTGAGCGTGCCGTTCTCGACCTTGCGCTCGGCCGTCTTGATCGCATTCATAAGCTGATAGCCTTGCGGCGCGCCGACGACTTGCTCGCCCTCCTGCGTGATCTTGATCGCGCGCAACGCCTCGATGAACTCGCCCAGGCCCGCCGGGTCTACTGCCACGCACGCCAGCAGCTTCTTGTCGCGGATATCGGCGATCAACTCGACAATCTCCTCGATGTCCTGCGCCGCATGCTCGACGATGGTGAGCTCGCCCGCCGCTTGCGCCTGCTCGAGCCGCGATGCGATCAACTTGCGCCGATCGAGCACGCTGCGATGACACCACGCATGCGTCCAGACGAGCCAATCAAGCGTCTCACGACAGCGCCCGACCACGGCCAGGCCAAAGAGATCGTCGAGCCCGCCGCCGTCGATGCCGACCACAATGACCTCGGACCTAATCAGGATCTCATCGAGCGTCAGCGCCGCGTCCTCGGCCGCTTCCCAATACTCGGCGCCAGGCCAGCCGTTCTCGCGCAAGCTCAGCCCGATCTGCACGTTGAAGTGCTGGCTCGCGATCAGCGCCACCGCACCCGGCCCGTCCGCCTCGGCCCGCATCACCTCGCGCGCCAGAAAGTCCTCGTTGGTCGAGCGCCCAAGATTGGGATTGACCAGCGGCCAATAGCGCCGCTCTTTCCACCCATTGTCGCGCGCGAGCCGATCCGGCAGCTCGTACAGCACCGGCAGCAGCGGCATGGGCGCATGTCCGTCGCGCACCGCGCGCGCCATCGCCAGCTCGGACGCAAACACGCCACTCGGCGACTGCTTGCTCTGCGTCGTCGTCTGAAACAGAAACCCGTCCGGCCTTTTGGTCAGCGCGCCGCGCAACTCGATGAAGATGTCGGCCGCGTTCGCCTTCTTGGCAAACACATGCGTCTCGTCGATCATCGTCCCCACGGCCTTGCTGCCAGTGATAACGTCAGTGTCGGCCGCCTTGATCTGCAGCGTCGCGCCCGAAACCCTGTGCGTGATCTTCTTGAGGTTGTCCTGAACCTGGAACAGCTTCGTGAGCTCGGGATCGAGCTTGATCGTGCCCTTCGCTTGCCGGTAGGCGATCGTCGCCACCTCGATCGTCGGCGCGATGAACAGATACTCGGCCTCGGGGCGCCTATTGCAGATCAGGGCGGTAACCATCACCGCACCCCCGTTCGAACTCTTGCTGTTCCCCTTCGGAATGAGCTGGAACACCTCGCTGATGTGCCGCGTATTGGTTGCGGGATCGTAGGAACCAAACAATGCCGCGACGATCGGGAAAAACCACGGCCCGCAAACCTCGCCCATCGTTGGCGTACCGATCACGTCCGGCAGCCGCAGCCGCTTGAACACCCGTAGGGCCTTCGCCGCCTCGGCCGGAAACAGCGGCAGCTCGGGTACCAGCGAGCGGCCGGCAAGTAACCTTTCTTCCCAGTCGACCACCGCCGTGTCCCACGACCGCGTCAGCATCAGTTAGCCCGGCCCTCAAACTCCAGGTCGCCAGACCACGCCGTGCCGGCGCCCGCGGTCTCCGCAGCCTCGGCCTGCAGATCCTTCTTGCCCCTGGTGCTGTCCGCCACCCGCGGATGGCAATACGGGGCCGCTGCCATCGCCATCCGGTCCCGCCGGACCTCGTCGGCGGTTGGGTCGTTCAGCACCAACAGCATGTATTCCAGCGGCTGCATCTTGGCCGCCTTGGCGTCCGCCACAATGTCCTTCGGCACCGGGTTCGGCGCCTTGGCCTTGAGCCGGGGCCGTCCGCCTTGTGCACGGTATCCACCACTTGGAATTTTCTGCTCCTGCGGTTGTTGGAAGAAAATTCTACAGATTTAGCAAATTGCTAGAAAAATTGTGGGAATGCGGGGGCAGGCGGTTATACCTCGGGATGGTTTTTGAATTCGCATCCACCCCCCCCTTCATCGTTTCAACCGTTGGACACGTACACGGAAGGTCTTGCGCTCGTGATGCGATGCACAAAGGACCATTCCATTATTAATATCAAATGGTTGACCACCATCCTTCAACTCTACTATGTGGTCAGCGTACACACGATGCTCGGGCCACGCCTTGGTGCACCTACGCCCATGTTCGTCCCGTGCCTCACACCTACGGCCTGCTCGGCTCGTGATCTCGGCACGCCAAGCTATGTACTGCGGGCTATTGTAGATCGGCTCGATCTGCTTGGGTGGTAGCTTGGTGGTTCTGGTGTCCACGGCCCGGATCACCGGGGTGATGCTGCGAACAACCTTGGTCATGGCTGGATAGGCCCGCATGGCTGGATAGGCCCGCATTCGGCCAGGAAAGGCCGCTGGTGCGTTATTGTGGGGGGTAGGGGTGGAGTAGGCGCTCCAGCCCATTGAACCAGCCAGAGGCTGTTTTTTCTGTACCATAGTTTCACGATAAATCAATATTTGGTAATAATCTGTCGCCACTACACCACCGGTACGCTTTGGCGGGTGAGTTCCATGGCAATGACGTGGGCTCCTGCTATGGCCCGACGGTAGAACGTGGACCGGGACCACCGGCGCAGCTTTAGCAGCCTGGACAGAGATCGCTGGTAGGCAGCAGCCGCAGCCAAATGGCTGAGGCACAGCCGTTCCTCGGGATATGGGGCCAAAATGGCGAGCCAGTCGTGCGCCTGTTCCATCCTGCTGATATCGATGGAGGAACATCCAAGCCGCGCATTTTCCCAAGCATGAAATCTTTCCTTTCGATCGTCGTCCGCACGGCCAACGATGTCGGAAAATTCGGTCGCCATCGGTGGCCACGCGCTGGCAATCAACAAACGGCGGCGCGCGTGCGGCAACCGGCGCTCGACAGTGTAGGCCTCGACGAGCCGCTGCTGTACCCAGTCGGCGGACCATGCCGCTGGCGTGACGGCGCGGGATGCGTCGATCGCGATGGTGCTCAGGCGGGGCATCGTTGCATCACGCGGCGGCGGGCGGGACTGCTGCATTGCGCGGTGGTGGTTCCTTCTGCGCCATTGTTTGCAGCCGGCCAAGCAGCACCATGGTCGCGTCGAGCGCGGCTTGGAGTTCGTCTTCGAGATCCAACGCCTTCGCTACATTTTGCGCGCGCTCGAAGATGGATCGCACGCGCTCCACCTCGGCCGCCAATACATCGGCGGATGCGCTTTCCTCGGATCGGATTCGAGCGATAGCACGATAGCCTTGGAGCGGAGCCACATCGGGGTCGCGGACATATCCCACGACCGAGAACTTTTGTTTTTCGACCGTCATCACCACACGCACACTTGAGATCAAATGGCGGGCTTGGTCGAGCCGGTAGTTGGCGGCGGCCTTGGTGTTGTCCCACTCGAAATCCTTGTGCAGCGGGTGCTTTGGATTGCGGGCGGCTTCGACGACGTGGGTCGGCGTCAGGCAGCCGTGCTTGTTCTCCAGCGCGCGGAGGGCGGCGATTTTGACTTTCATGCTGCTCATTGATTGCTCCGTTGCGAGGGCCGAGACCGGGGTCTCCGATCTCGGCTTTGTTGTTTGGTCACGTCAGGTCTCGTCAGGTCACGTCTGGTCGCGTCACGTCACGTCTCGTCGGGTCGCGTCACGTCGTGTCATGTCACGTTGGTCTTGGCTCGTCGTGTCAAGGCCCGTCAAGTCGCGTCACGTCACGTCTTGTCGTGTCACGTCTCGTTGGTCTTGGCTCGTCGTGTCAAGGCTTGTCGCGTCGCGTCACGTCTCGTCAGGTCAGGTCTAGTCCGGTCAGGTCTAGTCCGGTCTAGTCCTGTCCCGTCACGTCCCGATTACTTCGCACCAACACCGTTGCCGATGTGCTCCTCGCCCGGCAGCGGTGGTATTGCTGGCTTCTTTCGCTTCGTGGATGTTGCCGGCCGCGCCACGCGGGTCACCTGCTCGGCCAGGAACCGGGTCAAGAGGTTTTCGGTCTCGCGGTCGTAAAACTGCGGATCGGCGAGCGCATTGTCCTGCGCCTTGGTGGCTCCGAGCTTGACGATCTCGTGCCATTCCCGGTCGTCCTCCGAGCACACCCGCCAGCAGCCGAATGCCATCTTGCCTTTTTGTGGCCGGCCGTCGCCGACGCCGATGATGATGCCCGCAGCACCCAGTAGGTTGCCGACCGATTGAGATTTGATCAGAGCTGTTGGAAACATCACGGTGATCCTGGTGGCCCATCGCGGAAGGATGGGAAGCGTCCGCACATCCGGCGTGCGCTTCATGTCACTGGAGCGAACGATGGTGCTGTAGATCTGCGGCACACCCCAGACCGGGATCTTGAGGCCAGGCACGCGCGTGAGCCGGCCGATCTGCGACTTGGTCGCGCCGACGATGTCGATGGCAACGTCGGCGATCGCCGCATGGAAGCTGCCGGCCGGCATGTACAGCCGCGTCGGCGCATTGTCGTCGTCGCGGAATTGATAGGCGGCGTCGCGGAACTCGTCGAACGGCTCGTGTTTCTTCGACGATGCACGCTCGGCCGCGTTCTTCCGGCCGGGTGGGTCCAACAGCGCTCCGGCCGCCTTAGCGCTCACGGCATGTGGCACAAGCGGCGATGTGCCGACGAGACAGAAATCCATGCTCGTCATTTCGATTTCGGTGATTGTGATGTTGGTTTCCTGATTTTTAGCCATTCGCGAACTTCCTTTGTTGGGTTGGTGGGGTGCTCATGAGTAAGCCCCGGTGTCGTAATCCGTTGACCGATATTTCCCCGTCGCGAGGTTGTATTGGAGGCCGAGTTTGCAGGGGTAACCGAGTTCATCGAACCGGGCCTTGCGGTGGTAGAGCACAGCCTCGGTCTTGCGGTTCACACCGTCGAAAATCTCAGGCCGGTGCACGACGAAGCCCTGGTCGACCATATTTTCCCAATGTTTGGCGCCGGCGATGTCTTCGAGGCCTGGGGGCCCGCCGCGCCGATTGCCATCCATTTTTGCTGGGTGAGCTACGATCTGGACGTGGCAATTCATGTCATTCGCGAACACGTACATCGCGCGCAGGCAGCGCGCGATGTACTCATCCTCGCGTTCGTTTCGCTCCCGCGAACCCTCGAGCCTATTCCAAGGATCGAGCGTGATCACCTTGGCACCATGGCGCACGATGGCGATTTCGGCGAGGTCCAGGAACCATTCGAGAGTTTGTCGGTGCTCTGGGTGGACGGCGAAAAGGTAGTGCTCGTTGATCCAGCCGTCGGCCTTGCGCTTGTCATCGTCGTCAAGATCGCGCTCGTGCCTGCCCATGATGAGCGTACGAAGTTGTTTGCGCATGTGCGGCTTCGGCCGTGTCTCGAAGGTCGCGGCGAACAACACCAGGCGATAGGCTTGGATGATCTGAAACCAGATTTGCGTCCAGAGCATTGTTTTACCCATGCCAGCGTGCCCGGTGACGACGGAAAGCGTACGCGGCGCGAGCCTGATTTTGCTTTCCCACTCCGAAAATCCTGGGTCCCACAGTGTCAGCGCTGGGGGCTCGGGGAGTTCGCCGAGGCGGTAAAGCCCGGCGACTGGCCACTGCAGCGACCCTTCGGTTACGAGGTCGCGTAGGTCGCGCGCGCCTTCGGTGCGCAGGACATCGTTGGCGTCCTTGCAGCCTTCCGGCCAATCGACAAACCAGAACCGTGCCGCACCGAGTAACCTGGCCATGTCAGCGCGGAGTGACAGGCCG